ATTTCCGTTAATTGGCGCTCGCTTTCGGCTTCAATTACTAAGCCGACGCGCTGCCATACTGTTATTTTTTCGTCCGTATAAATTCTAAATTTAGGCATTTTCTAGCCCCCTTACTTTATCCATTAAAGAATTGATTTCTTCGCATAATTGCCCTAAGTTATAAATAGAGCCGAAAACAATCCCGCCGCCATATTGTTTATTATGAAAACGGCGCCCGCCCAATGGTTTAGCGCGTTTTAATGCTAGCTCATATTTTTTGCTAATTCTATCTAGCCCTGAATAATCGGCTAGATCGTCGCTTGTGGTAAACGCTAAAAAGTGGCAAACATAGCGCGGATTGCCGTTAATGTCGTTATTAACGCGGGTGAAATCCTCTTGTGTAATCATGGTTTTTTATCCTCTAGTTAATTGATTGTTTAGGCGTAAGCCGTCCATTCGCTAGGCTTATAGATTGCCTTGCCTTCGATAACCGCGACGGGTTTAAACCGGCGGGCGCTTGAAAATGAGTTAATCCTAAAATATGGCTCTGAATCTTCACTATATCGCTGGATTTTTTTGTTTAATATCTTGCCGATAAATTGATTGGGCGCCGGTATGCTCTCGCCTTGCATAAAGCATTCGCGGCTATCCTCTGATATATCGCGAATTTGGCTAATTTTTGCCATTTGACCAGATACGCTCAAAACCTGATAAAAATCTATATTAGTTTGATCGTAACCCCATGAGCACCGGAAAACGTCCCCCGCTTTTACATCATGCGCGGCGCTTAATTGCTTGATTTTCTCGCGGCGCTCTAGCTTATCGGCGGCGGCTTTTTCTAGCTTGCTCAATTCTTCGCTAATGTAGGCGTCGCGTTTTTCGATTGTCGCAAATCTATAATGGGCGCGGGGCTTGTTAGATTTGCCACTAAAAATCAACGCGACGGGGCGCGGCTCATTAGCGCCATAAGCTGCAAATCCTAGCTCTAGGCTTTCGGCTAATAGCTTGTAGCTTTCAGGAATAAAAAATTCTCTATCGTATGTTTTCATTTTCAATTTTTCCTCTAGTTAATTGAATGTTTAACCGCAAAACCACGCGTCCGGGTTTGCCTTTAGAAATTCGCGGGCAGCCTTTACAGTGTCAAAACGCAAGTGTCTAAAATAATTGTTTTCTTCGATCGCGATCACAATCCAGCCCGCGCGATTAAATGTTAATTTTTGAGCCATGATTAAAATCCCCCTGAAATAGCATAAGCAAACATTAAACCCAAAACGGCACCCAATAGAGCCGCGCCGATCCAATCCCAAATTGTGATTTTTTTGTTTTCCATCATTACACCCCCAATAAAACGCGCCCAAATACAATAAATGGCACAAGCGCGATATAAATAAAAGGCGCTGCCAATGCGCCCATTAAAATTAAAAAAATCTGGCTTTCGTATTTGCTCATTTTGTTTAATCCTCTTTTAATTGTTTTTAAAAAAATCTAAACATTCGTTAGAGTATTGACCGGCATCGAGCATAGACTCAACAGTAGCCGTATAAATTGCATACCATTCGGAGGTATTAAATAGAAAACCTTGCTCCGCGCCTGTATCGTCAGCATTGTTTTCACCTGAAAAAATAACACTCTCAATTTCGTTGTATAAGTCATAGGAAATAGCACCTTTTAATGCCTCTAGCGCTTTATGCTGTTTGCCATTATTCATCATTTTTTATCCCTTTATAGGTCAAATTGTCATTACTGAACTACTAGGCTCTAGTGTAACAGATTTTTTTGCAAAATGTCTAGTTTTTTTCTAGGTGTTTTCCCTAAATGTTGCTATTTAGTCAAAATCGGGGCGCGGGCTAGAATTAAGCCAATTTCTATAAGCGCGATCTATACGGACAGCGCGGGCGGCGGCTTTCTCATCGTCGCGGGCTTGCGTTTGCGCGCGGCGTGTTTGCGCGGGGTCAATATATTGTCCATTCGCGATATTAAAAATTAGATCATCTAAGGCGGCGCGGGCTTGCAATTCGCTCTCATACATTCCTAGATGCTTATATTTTCCGTTAATCATCATACGGGCGCGCCATTTATTGGATTGTGCAATATAGCTTATGGCGCCCGTCCTATTCTTGCGGGTTTTTACGGTATCAGTCATTTTTAGCCTTTTTAGGTGTTTATCAAAGGTTAAATTTTATGGCAATAATGACAATATGTCTAGTTTATAAAACGGTAATTTATAGGGGCGATAGATGATGACTAATAGTTTTTTGCAAATTGTCATTTTTAAGGGGTTTTTAAAGTTTTTTGGGTTATGTTTTGGGTTATGTTTTTGGGGTTTTGACCTATTGGCGGGGGCTTATAGCTATTAGCTTATAGCGGGTTATTGGTCAAATTGTCATTTTTTATTTATTTATTAGAATTGGAAATATAAAAAATAGGGTTTTTACAATGTTATCGGCTAGCGGTTTAAATTGCCATGGCAATTTAGCCTATTTAGCCCATGCCATTTTGACCATGCTATCAGGCGCAAGTTTTGGGCTATTGGCTATCAGATAAGAGCTAATAGCTAGGGGCTTTTTTAATCTAGGTGAATTTTGATCGCGCCCCGCTCCGGTTTTAAATTTCAAGCCGATAGCCCCTAGCTTATAGCTTGTAGCTAATAGCTAGCATATGACAATTTGACCTATTGTTGTTTGACATAACACCGGTTATACGCAACAAGCTAGCAGCTTTTAGCTAAAGGCTTATAGCTAGGGGTTTGCAGGGCGATAACGCCCGCTAGCCCTTATTCTATATGCGCCCGCTTTTTTGCCATATAAAATCGAAAAAGGGGGTCATTAAAATAGGTGGGTACGATGATGGGGTTTTTTATTCTATAAAATATGCAAAAAAGTGTTTTGCAAAGTCCAAAAAATTTTTGTAATTTTTAAAACTAAGTTAGCAGTCACTAACATAGCTAATTTCCCGATCGGGAACTTTCTTGAAATTTCATGCACTTTTTCAACATATATTCCCGATCGGTAAATTTATGTTGAAAAACAGCCCCTAGCCCAAAACTGTCATATATAAGGTAAACCCTAGCATCTTGCATATTTAAGGGTTTATGCTAATATCGAACCATCGTCAATCTTAGGAGGTAATCATGGAGCGTTTTACACCAGATCCCCTATTTTATTCAATTGACCATAAGACCGATAAAATCGAAGCTACCGAAGAAGAGATTGCCAACATCTATGATGCTGCCTATCGCGGTCTTGCCGGTGACGCACTAGCTATCGCTGCTGGCTTTTTGCCCGTAGACTTCAATCGTCTTTGCCAATTTGACCCAAAAGCTGCCGAAGCAGTGATTTATGGTCGTGCTAAAAATCATGCAGATGTAAGCGGATCCTTAATGAGAAACGCTCTCAATGGCGACACTAAAGCAGCAACGACAGTGCTCACTCACTTACATGGCTGGAAACCTGCCAAGCCAGAAGCTGATAGCTCCAATGAATTACGCATCGTCATTGAGAATACGCTGCCAGACCCCACCCCCGAACAGAAAGCTATTAGCTAATGGCTAATACCCGACGGGTCACACTTCCAGTTTTACATTCAGGGCAACATGCCCTGTTTTTACAGCAACAACGCTTAAACGCAGTACGGTGCGGACGACGCTGGGGAAAGACACGCTTTCTGGAATGGCTTGCAGCTAGGGGCGCGGGCAACGGGCAATCCGTTGGAATCTTCGCGCCCGAGCACAAACAGCTTGCCGAACCATGGGATCACTTGCGCGACATGTTAGACCCCATCATTAAAAGTGCCAATCGCAACGACGGTACTATCAAATTGATGAGTGGCGGCAAGATTGACTTCTGGACACTGAACGACAATGAGCTAGCAGGTCGCGGGCGCGAGTACAACTTGGTGCTCATTGATGAGGCGGGATTTACCAAGTCGCCGCAGATGAAAGACGAGATTTGGTTCAAGTCCATCAAACCAACGATGTTGACAACTCGCGGCGTATCGTGGGTGTTCTCTACCCCGAATGGCTTGGATCCGGACAACTTTTTCTACGCAGCCTGTCAAGAACCAGACCTTGGGTTTAGCTCGTTTCATGCGCCGACTAGTACAAACCCTTACGTTCCACTGGACGAGCTTGAGCGCGAACGCGAACGCAACCACCCAATGGTATTCCAGCAAGAGTTTTTGGCGGAATTCGTGGATTGGTCAAACATCGCGCTGTTTGGTGCTGACAAGCTACTAGTTGAGGGTTTACCCGTACAATATCCAACCAATTGCGACGCGGTGTACGCCGTACTCGATACCGCGGTCAAAGGCGGCAAACAACATGACGGCACGGCAGTGGTGTTCTTTGCGCTCAACGAGTTTGGCATTCCGCTGACCATCCTCGATTGGGATGTCGTTCAGATTGATGGCGGCTTGCTCGAGCATTGGATCCCCAGTGTGTTCTCGCGGCTAGAAGAGTTAGCTAGGGGCTGTGGGGCAAGGTATGGTAGCGCGGGCGTGTTCGCCGAGGACACCGCAACTGGTTCAATCTTGTTACAACAAGCTGCCAACCGCGGTTGGGCGATGCGCCCGATTGATAGCAAGTTGGTGCAAGCGGGCAAGGATGAAAGAGCCGTCAGTGTGTCAGGTTACTACCATCAAGAAAAGCTCAAGATTAGCGAGTATGCGTTCAACAAAACGATAGCATTTAAAGGCTCAACGCGAAATCACTTGCTGACACAATTAGCTTCCTTTAGACTAGGGGATCCAGATGCCCACAAGAGAAGTGACGATCTGTTAGACGCAACCGTCTATGGAATTGCGCTCGGATTAGGTAACAAACTCGGATTCTAGTGGTATGATGGGCAATATATTTTTGGGAATAATCTATGTCTGATATAAGCATCTCCAATACATCCCTGCCTTCCCCACTAATGTCGTTTCTTCAGACGGATTCAATTGAGCCGGGAACTCCCGCGGGCTACGAAACTTGTAAAGCTATTTTCGAGTATCACCCATTAGCCCCTAAGATTATTGAAAAACCCATCGTTTTAGCGTTGTCCAAACCACGCATTATTACAATGGATTGCCATCCAAAAGAGATGTTGATTAAAGCATTTCAGGATGAGTGGGATAGTTTAGATGCTACCAACATTATTCGCGACGTGACGTTTCTCAAACGCGTGTACGGCGTATCCGCCGTCATCTATGGCGCCGAAGGTATTCCAACAGATAAAGAAATTGACCCTTGGCAATTGCCGTATTTAAATTTGTACTTTAATAAACTTGACCCGTTAAACCTTGCTGGCTCAACCGTCACCAACCAAAACCCAAACGCGCCAGACTTTCAAAAGCCGCTAGAGTACATAACGGCTGCGGGTCAGCCATACCATCCAAGTCGTAGCAAAATTGTGTATAACAATGCGCCGATTTATTTAAGTTTCCAGCCATCCGGTTTTGGTTTCACAGGTCGTTCTGTATTCCAGCGCGCCCTGTATCCTTTGAAATCATTCGTTCAGTCTATGGTCACTGACGATTTGGTCACTTTCAAAGCGGGTCTGCTGGTCATTAAACAAAAGCAATCTGGCTCAATTGTTAATCGCTTGATGCAAACAGCCGCTGGCATTAAACGTAGCTACTTACAACAAGGTGTTACGGGTAACGTATTGTCAATTGATATTGACGAGGACATCGAGTCTATCGACTTGAACAATACCGACACCGCGATGACTACCGCGCGTGACAACATCATCGCCAACATTGCCGCAGCTACTGATGTACCAGCTATTCTCTTAAAAGATGAAGCCTTAGCTAACAGCTTTGCAGAAGGTAGCCAAGATGCGATTGCAATTGCTCAATACGTCACTAGTTTGCGTAACGATATGAGAACGCTGTTTGACTTCTTTGACAAAATCGTGATGCACCGCGCATGGAACAAAGAGTTTTTTGACGCCGTTCAAGCAAAATACCCAGACATGTACGCTGGTAAAACATACGAACAAGCATTTTACGAGTGGAAAGATGCGTTTATACCAATCTGGGATTCCATGATTGAAGAAACTCCAAGCGAATTGGTCAAGACTGAAGAAGTCAAGCTCAAAGGTATGACCGAACTCTTGCGTACTATTTTGCCTGTAGTGAACCCCGAAAACCGCGCCCGCGCGATCCAATGGGCGCAAGATAATCTTTCCGAAATGAATGATATGTTCACTTCATCCATGCAACTCGATATTGAAGAGATCATGGAATATGAACCGCCTGAGCCACTAACAGCCCCAACTGAGCCGCCACACGCTAAGGACTAATCGTGACTTTCTACGAAGTCCTTACGCAAGCGGTCAATTACTACATCACATATGGCTTTGAAAACGAAGCTAGGCTCAAATATTGGATGGAAGAGCTTAGAAATGCGGCTGTAAAATCATTAATTACGCCTGAAAAGCTGCAAAAAGAATTAGAACGCTCTTTGAAGGGCGCTTTTGACCGATTAGTGACCAAAGGCGGGCTTGTAAACAAAGATGTTAGCCGCTTTACCGTAGCTAAACTAACCCCCAAAATGCGCGCCGAATTAGATCGTCGCATCGTAGCAAGCGCCAACTTAATCAAGTTTAATCGTGAAGAGTCTATTAGCAATACATTGCGACGATTTGCTGGTTGGGCTACTTCGATTCCGCCCGGCGGAAATAAAGATGTCAAACGTCAAGAAGAGAAAAAGCACATTAAAAAAGAGCTTGGGATGTTGCCGTTTAAAGAACGACGCGTCATTATTGACCAAACTCACAAGCTAATAGCCAATATCAACGAGATCGTAGCTGTTGATAGCGGTGCTATTGCAGCGCAATGGCACAGTAATTGGCGTCAAGCAAACTACGATTATCGTGAAGATCACCGCGAATTAGATGAAAAAATATTTTTAATACGCGGTAGTTGGGCTGTAAAAGATGGTTATGTAAAATCAAAAAACGGATATACTAATGATGTAGTCGCGCCCGGCGAAGCGGTTTATTGCCGGTGCAGGTATAAGTATTTATACCGGGTGAGTCAACTGCCCGACGAAATGATTACCCAAAAAGGTAAAGAAGCGTTACAATCCAAGAAAATTTACTAGGGTTTTAACCTATGCCATTTCAGTCGGAAAACCAACGAAAAGCGATGTACGCTGCTGCCGCGGGCAAATCTAATATTGGTATTCCAAAATCAGTAGGTGAAAAATTCATTAAACATAAAGATGACGGCGAAGCCGAAAATCTTGAATGGTTAAATGAACTTCTATTAAAAGAAATGGAAGTAAAAGCATTAAAAGAGGATTCTTTGGTATCTGCGCCCGTTCTTTTGGCGCCTACAGAGTTTGAAACTGATAGCAATATCGTGGTTCGCAAAGGCGAATTAAGCCACGAATTACGAAAATTGCAAATTAAAGATATTGGCGAAAAACTATATCAAGTTGCCCAGCACATTAAAGATCTTAAAAAAGACGATGATTGCGACGAAGAAGCTGTCCCGCGTTTTGGTGTAGAAGATAAAAACGATGCAGACCCATGCTGGGAAGGCTACAAACAATACGGCATGAAAGAAAAAGACGGTAAAAGCGTACCAAATTGCGTACCAGATGCCGAAAATGAACCAATTGAACAAAATGCTCAATTAGTTCCAGAACCACCAAAAGAAGTAAAACCCGAAGATAACATGGGCGGCGCTCAAGGTAGAGCTGCTGGCATTATGTTTATCACCCCAAACGAAGAAGTTTTGATGATTCGTAGAGGCATGGGTGGTGGTGACTATCCCGGCACTTGGTGTATTCCGGGCGGGCATCAAAAAGGCGATGAAACCCTTGAAGAATGCGCCCGCCGTGAATGTAAAGAAGAAACTGGTATTGACTATAAAGGCAAACTAGAAGTTCTTTATGACGACGGACAATTCTGCTATTACGTTGCTCACAACTTCCCTAAAGAAGAAGTAAAACTAAATTACGAATCTTCTGGATCTGATTGGTGCAGCCCAACAGTTCCGCCAATGCCATTACATCCGGGTTTAGAAAATGCGTTCAAAATTGCAATGGCTAAAACCGAAACCGATGTAGCTAAATTGATCGCTGAGGGTTTATTAGCTAGCCCACAGATGTATGCCAATATTGCTTTGTTAGCAATTCGCATCACCGGTACAGGTTTAGCGTTCCGTTCAAGTATCGGTGAACACGTTTGGCGTGATCCATCTTTGTATTTAAACGATGAGTTTTTACAGCGTTGTAACGGCTTGATGGTAATCATGGATCACCCCGAAACTCAAGTATTAACAACCGAAGAATTTAAAAATCGTGCAGTTGGTTCTGTTTTGCTACCTTACATTAAAGGCGATGAAGTCTGGGGTATTGCAAAGATCTATGACCAAGATGCAATTTCCGAAATTTTGGAAGGCGAAGTATCGACTTCCCCAGCAGTTGTTTTTGACCAAACTGCTGGTAACATTACACTTACAACCGAGAATGGCGAGCCACTCTTGATTGAGGGTGTGCCATTCCTACTGGATCACATAGCAATCGTTACGAAAGCTAGGGGTTCAAAGGGAGTATGGGACAAAGGCGGCGACGCCGCTGGAGTTTTATTAACTAACAATGAGGTGTCTGAAAATGACTGAAAATAAGATTGAGCCAAAGGCAGATGCCCAAGGCGATAAATTAGATGCCATTATGTCTTTATTGGGAAAAACAATGTCCCGTTTAGATGAAATGGAAAAAAACCTTCCTGCGCCACCCCTAGTAACTGCGGCTGATAAAAAAGCTAAAGCGAAAAAAGATGACGACATGGAAGCATGTGACGATGATGAAGAAGAAGAAGCTAAGAAAGATGACGATGAGTCTGAAGCTAAAGCTAAGAAATTCATGATGCGTAAGGCTAAGAAGGACGCAGAGGGATCTGATCCTAAAGAGCACGGCAAAGCTGGCGAGATCAAGCCAGATGACGAAGGCGAAGTTGAACATCCGGGTCATATGGAGTTCAAAAAAGACGACGACGAAGAAGATGACCGTAAAGATGATGACGAAGAAGCAGCTAAGAAAGATGACGAAGAAGCCGCATACGCTGATTGTCAAGCTAAAGCTGATTCTGTTTACTCAGCTTTTGGTAAATCTGCATCACGTCCATTACAAGGCGAAAGCTTAATGGCTTATCGCAAACGTATGCTCCGTGGTTTGCAAGCTCATAGCGACGAAATGAAAAACGTAAACATCAACAAGATTGCTGACGAAACAATGTTGCAAATCGTTGAAAAACGTGTTTATGCTGACGCTCTTGCTGCTTCCCGTGGAACTGGCGCAATCGCAAAAGGTCAATTGATCGCGTTGCACAAGAAAGACCAAGCTGGTCGTACCATCACTGAATACCGTGGTGATATGGAAGCATGGTTAGGTGACTTCAAGCTCCCAACTCATCGGGTCGTGAAGTTTAATACTGAAAATGTTAAGCGATAAGGAATAAGCCATGACCGCACAAATTTCTCTACAACCAATGGTAACAACCAACGCTGCTGGCTTATTTAATGTCAACTCCGCTGGTTTTACACAAGGTGATGCACTCGACGATCCAGCAGTTAAATTCTGGTTGGCTGGTGGTGTTCTTTCAACTTCTGCTACTTCTCCTTTATGGGGCGGAGTTCCAATTGCTGAATTGATCCCAACTGCACAATCTGGTGTTTACTCTGGTGACACACAACCCGGTACTGACACATTAGGTTCTACCATTATCCAAGCATCTACTGTAGCTGCTCCGACTGGTATTTCCGTGTTTAACCAAGCTTTCCAAGGTATCACAACCCCACAAAGCACAGCACCGTTGTACTCTCCCGGCATGTCTGTAAACTTCTACCGTTTCGGTTCAGGCGCTCGTATTCCATTGCCTTGCGATGCTTCTATCGTAGCTTTGGCTGGCAGCTCTATCACTGAAACTGTGTATTGGGATACAACAAACCTCCGTTTAACAACAACAGCAACGAGCAACTTTGCAGTACCTTGCAAAATCTTGCGTATTAGCACTTCTGGTAACAAAATTGTTAACTACAATTCTGGTACTGGCAATGCTAACTGGTCTAACACCATCGTTGGTGGCTCATCTGCTGCTCCTGTAGCAGTTGTTCTAATCTAAGAAAGGAATAGATCATGTCAGGTTTTGCACCTTCATATGTAACAGTAAATCCACACTTCATGATGCCTGAGCTGATTATGCAGTACAGCTTGGCTTCTGGTGCGTTTACAACTCTGGCAACAGAGAACCCAATGCCACGCTTAGGCGAGGCTGACCTTTATGTTTACGCTAAAAAGGTTCAGTTGACGACTCAAGTATCTGCTAACCAATCGACTGCTAACCAGTTGCCAAGCGCATCTGTTATCCCTTCGATGATTAGTACTGCTACTTATCGTCTGCAAACCCGCGCTCAGTACGACAACTTCGATGAAGCTGCTACTGGTGCTTGGGGCTATGCACTCCCAGAGGCTCTCCGTCTTGCTGCTCGTCAAGGTATCGCCCAGCAGTTGCGTAACGCTCTTCTCTATGGCTACAACCCAGCCAACGGCGAAGGCTTGCTCAATACTTCTGGCGCTACTCGCATCAACTTAGGTGCAGACAGCAACGGTAACGTAGGCTACAGCACATGGGATTCTGGTCAATTAGCTCAGTTCTTGCTAAATGCAATCGGTAACTTAAAAACTACTACATTGCAAATTGGTCAACCTTTGCGCTTGGTATTCCTTGCTCCACAGCGTTTCATTCAACAGATCAGCTACGGCGGCATCGTGTCATTGACACAATTCCAACGTATCGGCGCTGGTGTTGAAACTGCTGCTGGCTTGGTTGAAACCGTAGCTCAGTGGGCAGGTGGTGACGATGTATCTTTTGCTGCTGATGACACACTCATCGGTCAAGGTTACGGCGGTACTGACGCAATCATCTTGATTGCTCCAGAACTCAAGATTCCTAAAGCAAACTCACGCATCAACACCAACGTATTTGCTGAATTGACACCAAATACAACTGCAACATCTTTGATGCTCTGCGACGTGGCTGCACCTACAGAGATTCCTACTCCATTGCCAGACGGTGGTATTACTACCCTCTACACAATGCGTAGCACCTCTGGTTGGGGTATCCGTCCAGAAGGCATGACGATTATTTCGGCTGCCTATTAATAAAATCTCGTGAGGATTTTAACCACCCTTCGGGGTGGTTTTTTGTTAATATATGAGAACCCAAGTGATGCTGGGAAACATTCTTTATGGGGAGCCGGGGGTTCAAAAGACCCCGCATCATCGGCTTCCCACCCATACTAGGGGAAAATAATGGATTTATTTATCGCAAATTGCAGTAAACAGGACTTTTTGTTCACATATATGTTGCCTGAGAACATTAGACCTTTTTCACACAAAATCCGTGCTGGAGCACAAATTAAGCTAGTTCAAGATCAACTTCAAGTCGATGCGATCATTAAACAGCATGAGTTGTATGGAATGATGGAAGTCACTAAAGTTAAAAAAGGCTTTGGTGGACTATGCTATCGTTTTAATAAACCAATTAATGTTGAAGCAATTGAAGCCGGTATTAGTCAATCTGACCAAGAAAATATTGACCGCGCTCAAGAAGCCCGTAGTATCACTGCCGCAGCGCAAGATCAAATCATTTCAATGAAAGCACAAGAAATGGGAATCAAACAAAAGGGCGGTATTGAGTTTGAAATTACGGAAGATAAAAAGAACGCAGCCGATCAATCCGAAAAGTTTGACCAAAAAATTGAAGTGATTCATGAAGGTGAAGCACCAAAAGGACGTGGTAGACCAAGAAAAGGATAATAAATAGCCCCCTTGCGGGGCTTTTTCATTTAGAATATAGAAAATCTTTCTAGGATGGTTCTATGGCTGATCCAATTGTTTCGCCACCCTCGTTAAACGGCTTTATTGCGTGGGCGCAAGCCGTTATGGGTATTCCCACTCAGGCTATGTCACCAACCGACCCCGGCTGGAATTACGCTTATGTATTGGCTTTGGATATTGTTCCAACCGATTTTGCGGCAACTGTACCTGATATTTATACGCTGACAGTTTATAACTGGGCAGGAAGTCAGCTTTTACAGTTTCAACAAGATTACGCTGGACAAAGCTATTTCACTACATTACGCGCTCAATTTGGCATTAACAACTTTATTGCCGGTGTAGTCACATCTGCGGGCGACGTAAGCACGAATGAAGCGCTTGCCGTAGGTCATGGCTTGCGTGATCTTAGCTTATTGGATTTGCAACGCATTAAAGACCCATACGGGCGCGTAGCGCTGTCATACATGCAACAACTTGGCACACTCTGGGGCTTAACCTAATGAAGCTACATTTAGGCGTTGTAGAAGTACCTGAAATTGAAGGTACTACCTATACCGTAGGACAAGACCTTGAAAAAAGATACGGTCTATTTTCAATGTTTTATAACGCCCATCAACAAGAGATTGCCGATTTAATCGCTAAAGACGCCGCAATAGGTTTAGAAATGGCAGAAAAAAACATGCCAATTTCTGTAAAATCTGTTTTTGCAGTTAGCGGGGAAACAATTACCGATAAAATGCACAACTTTTTGACTAGTCAAGAAATCGAACGCGTGGCGGGAAAATACGGCGAAGAAGGTATTCCAACCAAAGCCGCATTAGAAGGCATTAACACTCGCACTGCAACCGGAAAAGCTCCTAAAAGAATACGAAAAGGTCAAAAATTTAAAAAGGTGGTTACAGGTGTTCGCCGCCCATCTTTTATTGATACCGGTATTTTTGAGCGATCTTTAAAAGGATGGATTGAATAATGGCATCCGCAGTCGAAGCAGCAGGAGCAAAACCGCAACTTGGCGCTGGATTAGCCCAAGGTGTTGAAACTATATCCAACTACGAAGAGGTTACATTTACGCTTTATGTAAAGCTAGTGTTGCCTTTAGACGGCTATGTTTTTTGGGTAAATGCCAGTCTTTTGACTGACTCTGCTCTTTATAACGCATCGCAATATAACAAACTGCTTTATAACAACTACCCAACTGGAATACCCCCAAAGCAAATTACGGCTAAAGGTTCATTCCATGTGCATCAAGATATGCACCAGTTGGCGGATAGAACAACCGTTTACAACCATATTATTTTTACTTCTTTGCAACCTATACAAGATTTCAATTTAGTAAACCCACAGTTTTTGTATATTGCAAACTATCAGGGCTATAAATACGCTTTTAGCCGTAGGGAAAACTACTACAAACAAGCTGATTTATACCACTATCGTGGCGACGCGCTCTATTCCATTATGGATACGCAGGTCATTGATTCCATGACTGGATTCGATACTACCAGCGTAATCGTATCCAATAGCCTTCCAATTTGGCTTGGTTTAAATCAGTTTTTCCCTATGTACCCATCGTATTTGGTGGAACAAAACTTGCCTCCAGTGTACGCGTCGGTAGATATTGATCCGCGACAAACCACTGCACTGCAAGATTTCCCGCTATTAGACCCAGAATCTAACCCATATCAGTTAGTAAAAGATACGGTAAAAATTGAGCTTTTTGGGGTTAGAAACCACGATGCCCTTAATTTTGTTAACTACATACTGGATTACAGTCGAAATACAGACAATATTGGCTTAATGAATATGCCTGTAATGCAAGACGAAAAAGTTACCCAACCTGAATTAACTATTTTGGCTCAAAAGAAAACGATTACTTTTGAAGTCAGCTATTTTCAGACTACAGTAAATAATGTTGCAAGACAATTAATTGAACATGCGTTTATTACCCTTACACCGGGTACTATTCCAAGTTAAAATTAAGTAGTAAGATGTTAATATCTCAACCTAGTGTATAAAAGGAGTTACAAATGGCAATCGTTACCAACCCAACCGTTCAAAATGGTGCTTTACTGACAGCCCAAGGTCAAAAAACATTTTTCAATATCACTGCTGATACTTTAGTAAAAGCGACTGCTGGTCGTGTTGCTAAGGTTAGCGTTTTAGTTGCTGGCTCTGTTGCTGGCTCTGTAAACGACGCTGCAACTATTGGCGGTGCTGCTACTGCAAACGAAATTGCAGTAATCCCAAACACTGTTGGCGTTTATAACATTGACTTCCCTGTTTCTAATGGCATCGTCATTAAAGCTGGTACAGGCAATACTATCGCTGTTAGCTACATCTAATTAGGGGGCAACTATGCCAAATATTGTAAACGTAGTTGTCACCCAACAGGTGGCAAGTGCGCCAAGTCAGCTACAACAAACTGGCGCACTTGTTTCCCAAGGGGGAACAACTTTAGCTGCTGGAACAAGTCAACTATTGACCCAGCTTTCAGATTTAACTTCTATTCTTAGAAGCTCTAGCGCTATTGCTTCAGCATCTTGGACAGGCGGAACTGTAACAGTAACTACTACCGCAGCTCACGGCGTTCCTTCTGGCGATACTATTCAAGGTATTATTGCTGGCGTTACCGTTAGCGGTAGCACTAATAACGGATATAACGGCACTTTCGCTATTACATCTACTGGTACAAATACTTTAACTTACGCTGTTGCAAGCAACCCCGGCACTGCCGTAACAACTTCAGCTTTCTTTACTATTGAAGATGTTTCTGAATTAGTAGCGATGGCTACTACATTCTTTGCTCAAGGTTCTACTGTTTCAGTTTATGTATTAGAGTTGGGTGTTGATACTGTAGTTAACGGCGTAACTGCTTTAGAAGCGTATATAGCCAATCCAACAATTAGATTTTACAGCTATTTGTTGCCTAAATCGTGGGATGTTACAGCAGCTCAAACAATGGCTAAGTTGTATACAAGTACAACTTCTCAATTGTATTTCTATGTAACTTCTACTTTAGCAACATACTCTGGTTGGGCAGGTATTAAATCAGCTTTTGTAACATTACAAAGCCCTGCTGCTCCATCAACAGAGTTTACTGCCGCTGCTATTTTCTGGGCTTCTTTGGCTTATAACCCAAGTGCAACTAATTTAGCGCATCCGTTTGAATACACTTATGTTTATTCTGTAACACCTTACGCTTTAACCAATTCTGTCCAAACAACTTTATTGGCAGCAGGTGTAAACTGGGTTGGTACAGGCGCACAAGGCGGTATTTCAAATACGCTAATTGAAGGCGGTACGTTTATGGATCTCAATCCATTTAACTACTGGTATTGCGTAGATTGGTTATCAATTAATGTGGCTCAGTCTTTATCTGCCGCAATTATTAACGGTTCTAATCTGCCTACAAATCCTTTGTACTATAATCAAGCTGGTATCAATACCTTGCAAAAGGTAGCTCAAGCAACAGTTAATAATGGTATTTCGTTTGGATTGATCCTATCTCCAGCAAGCGTCGCTGCTGTTCCATTTACTACTTATGTAGCGCAGCACCCCGGAGATTACAGCACTGGTACTTACAACGGTTTGAGCCTAACATTTGTTCCATTGCGTGGATTTAGCTCCATTACTATTTACTTAACTGCATCTAACATTCCAGTTTAAGGAGAATAAATAATGTTAAATCCACAAATTCAACAAGGCACGTTAAATAGGCTACTAGCCAGCGTTGTTTACGCTACTTTTCCGCAACTAAACGTAACGGCTGGCTACTTATCTAAAGAAGCAATTAGCTTGGCTTTTGATGGTGATACTTCTCAACTTATTCCGACTTTAACGGGCGCTGTAACCAGCCCAGAGCCGTATATTTTTGGGACTGTCACTATGCATTTGCTAAGAACTCAAGCTCTTGGTGAAGCATATAGCAGTCAAATTCGTACTAACACTACATTAGGTTCTGTTACGGTTTACCCTGATACACAAGTATTACAGCCGTTCCAGTTAAATAACTGTGTTTTAATGAGTATTCAAGAAACAACTTTTGATGGTAATCAAGCGGGTTTAGTAGTACGCTTGCGTGGTGTATACAGTATTAATAGCGCCTTATTTGCGGCAAGTTAACGTAAACTAGGCTAAAGCAATCTCCCCGGATTAGTAACTTTTTCCGGGGATTTTTATAAAAGAAAACGATGAAAATTAATCGCAAACTAAACATAGTTCTTCCTGTAGATATTGGCGAAGGCGAAAAAATATTTGTTCATTCAACACCTATTAGCCGAGATGTATTTGAAAACTATTATTCGCAATTAGGCGCCGTTTTTACCAAATGTTTTGATGCCATCAATCAAGCGCATTTAGCGCTTACAGCACCTCAATTAGCTTATCCAGCGTTGAAAAAAATTTCTTTAGATAGCGGCACATGGGATAGCGTACAAAAAGGGCTAATAAATGAAATTATTAGGCTTTCCAACGTTATAATGGCGACAGAAAAAGGGTGGGAATCTGTACCTCTTGATTTAGTAATTAAACGTGAAATGTTAGACGAGGACACCGTAGCGGAGGTGCTAAGTTCGCTAGTTTTTTTTACGTCAATTTGGCGGACAGCGCCAAAGGAATTAAGAATTTCCTTTTTGGAAATGGCAGGGTCGCTAAGGAATTGGGAGTTTATATCATTGGATTCTTCGGAGTATCTGAATGGCTTACCGACATTGACAATCAAAGAGAATATTGGAAAGAAAGCCAAAGCATCGTCCATTGCATCTTAGATAAGCTATCAACCAGTGGATTTAGTGATTTTGTTAACGAATATGGTTTAAAATGGATAGACGCAAGCGAATATAGGCAAAGGCACCTGATTCGAGCGATTAATAACAAATCTTTGTTTTAAGGCACATCATGGCTGTTAAATCCGTTATAGAAATTGATGTCAATGACGAAAAATTTAAAGCGTTTCAGGCTGCCTTTGATAGATATCAAAAAACATTAGATTTACAGCAAAAAAGATGGTCTGAAGTAAATAAAACTTTTGACCAACTTAACAAAAAGCAAAAAGATTTTAATAAGTTAGTTAAAGATAACGCTAAAAATTTAAAAGATGCCGTATCTACTACCAGCAATATAGCTCGTAATATGGCGTCTGCTGCGCTTTCGGCGGCTAAATGGGTAGCTTATGGTGCTTTAGGTGGTGGGTTTGGTCTTGGTGCATTAGCTTCTTCTGCTTCTGACTATCGTCGCCAAGCTTTAGGTTTAGGCGTTTCTACAGGTCAATTACGGGCAGCTAACGTAGCCTATGGACGAGCTTTTGACGCTCAATCCGTAATGAACAGTATTGCTAATATGCAATATGACCCTATAGGACAAGCTACGTTAGCCCGTTTAGGCGTTGCTAGAGGTGCAAATCCCGCTGAAAATTTGGGAGAAACTTTTAAAAACGCTGTAGCATTATTTGAAAAATTTGGCAAAAACCCTGTATTTGCCAAAAATTTAGGTTTAACAGATATATTTAGTTTGGAAGAGTTACGCCGCGGATCAAATATGACTGCCAAAGAATTAGATGAAATGGCAGAACAGTTTGAAAAAGATAAAAAGATTTTTGAGTTAGATGATCGCGTTAGTAAAGCATGGCAAGATTTTTGGTATACGTTAAAGAAAAACGTCAATGTTTTAGAAGTTGGTTTTTTAAAATCGCTTAAAGATTTAGTACCTCAATTAAGTGAGCTTTCAGAAACTATTGCCAATGCTATTGTCAATCTATTGGCAAGTAAAGAATTTCAACAAGCCGTTAAAGATTTTGCAGATCAAATTTCTTCAGGAGAATTTCAAGAAAAAGTAAGTAAATTTTTTACTGCATTAGGGCAATTAGCTGACGGCATGATAACTATCATGCGAAAACTAGGGATATTACCTGCTGATGAAGCGGCAGAAATGGCAAAAGCAAAAGCTTATCAAAAAAGTTTAGCTCAAAAACAATACGATGAAATGACCCCCGCGCAACGAAAATTGTTGGGATTACATGACCCTTCACTTTCTCCAGCCGAAGTAAATTTTAATCCGGGAAATATACGTTATATTGGGCAAAGCAACGCTGCTAAAGGGTATATGGGCTTTGCAAAATATAACTCTTGGCAAGAAGGTTTTAGCGCTCTTAATAAACAGTTATCATTGTACGAAACAGGGCAGTCAGCAGCGGCAGGAAACAGAAAATTACAAACTATTGCAGATATTATTTCTACTTATGCTCCTTCAAGTGAAAATAATGTTGAAGAATATATTAAATATGTCGCAAAACAATCAGGATTTGGGGCAACAGAACAACTAAATATTAATGATCCAAATACAAACTATAAGTTAATGTCGGCAATTGCTAATTATGAAATCGGTAAAGGAACTTCATTTACACCACAAGGTGTACAAGTTATCATTAACAATAACACCGGTAACAATGCGATTGCTACCGCCGCAGCATTAAAATAAAGGTTTTTATGAGCGCATCTTTAGGACAAACACTTTTTGAAAATGCGTATCAAAATACGCCTATTATTTTTCAAGGTGGAATTGCTAGCAGTTTGCCGGGACAAATACTACCAATCATTGCAATCACCGAACTTTTAGATATTGCAGGTTTACCTAGCGGGCAATTATTTGCTCAATATCGTCCTTTACCGGGCGGTACTTTAACTGAATGGCAAGTCGCTGAATACCCTTTTGCTAGTTTTCAAACGGCGGCAAATGCGGTAGTTCAACAACCATTAAAAATTAGTATGCAAATGATTTGCCCCGCGCAAAATGGCGGCGGCTATGTTTTAAAAATAGCTATTTTAAGTGCTTTAAAAGCAGTCATAGATCAACACATGTTAACAGGAGGAAGTTTTACGGTTGTTACGCCCGCGTATACTTATACAAACTGTTTATTAACCTCAATACGAGATATTTCAAGTTCTTCTGAAAAACAAGTTCAATACATGTTTCAGTGGGATTTTGTGCAACCTTTAATAACAGCTTCTGGCGCGCAATCTGCTTTAGGAACGCTTTACAAACGCTTTCAAGATCAAGTACCTAATACTTATCCACTTACATTTCAAGCTACCCCGCCAGTTAATTACAGCTATGATTCGATAACTCCAACTGTGTAAACGATATAATGGCTACTTTAACGACATTTAACCCAGCACCTAACGTAAATTTTCAATTTAATTGCACGTTAGACGGGAACCCTTACACAATAATTGTTAACTGGAATAACTACACTCCGCGTTATTACATCAATGTTTATGATACGGCAGGTCAGTTAATAGTTATTAACCCGTTAATAGGCTCACCTAATGATTTTAATATTAATTTAGTTTTTGGTTATTTTCAAACATCCACTCTTGTATACAAAGCTTCTAGCAATCAATTTGAGGTTACGCCTTAATGCGGTACTACGAAATTGTTATCTCTCCGCCAGAAGGTGTTAAAGTAAACTCTAATACAACATTAAAATATTCGTCCCTTGCAAGCAATGGTCAAGCAAACGGCGCTGCCTTACAAATTGATTTAGACATATTTCAAACTTGGTATAACCAACCTGCACAAAACGGATACATAAAAATACATGGGGTTGATTTTAATGCGCTTACGCAAAATTCTAACTTTAACCCTATTGGCGATAAATATTTTTCTATTAAAGTTTATGTAGGAATGTCTAAGGGTTTACCCTATGCTAACCCTCAACAAGCGGGGTTAATTTTAGATGGATCTATTTTGCAAGCTTTTGGAAATTGGCAAGGCAATCAAACAAGTTTAGATTTAATTGTCATTCCAACTGCATACATACAAACCAAAAATATTAATTTAGATTGGTATTGGACTACTGATAGAACGCTACAACAAGCTGTCGAACGTACGTTAAACATTGCCTATAACAACCCTATTATTGAGGGTGGGTTTAGCCCAGATTTAAAATATCCACAAATGCAATGGGGACAATATTTAAGTTTGACTAGTTTTGCAAAGCAAATCTATAAATATAGTAAAGAGATAAACCCTGACCCCAAATATAAAGGCGCTTCTATCACCGCAACGCCAAAAGGATTTTTTTTATGGGATGGCACTCAAACAACAAAAACAGAAGTGATTAATGTTGATTTTCAAGATTTAATAGGTAATATAACTTGGATTAATACTTATACTATTCAAGCTAAATTAGTTATGCGAGCTAACCTACAAATAGGCAATTTAATTAAGTTTCCTAAAGGAGTACCTTATATTAATACTACTGGAAGCTATGCTCAATTGCGCGACGATGTAAATTTTAATGGTGAATACACAATTAGCCAAATTCGTCATTTAGGCTCTAGTCGTCAACCTAACGGTGATTCTTGGTGCACTATTGTTGAGTGTGTTATTTTGAATGCTGTGCCATGAGTATTGGACAAAAACGCCCTTTTGCACGAACAATTAATGAGTTCGTCGATAACAGCATTGATGAAGCTAATCAATCTTATGGATTAGTTTTGCCTTGCCGCGTCATTGCCGTAAATGGCGCAATTGTTACCGTCAACTTTGAGATTACTAACGGAAAACAAACTTTTCCCCCTATAACTTGCCCAATTGCAGAATCAACTTATATACGTTTACCCGTACAAATTAATGATTTTGGTATAGTAATATCCGCAAATACTCGCCTTGGCGGTATTACAGGAATGGGGGATGGTAAACCTCGTTTATCAAACCCCAGTAATTTAGGCGGAATGGTATTTGTTCCGATAGGAAATGTTAATTGGTCATCAGTAGATCCTAATGCAGTTAATATCAATGCTCCTAATGGAGTAGTTTTGAGGGATACTAATAATAATTGCACAGTTACTTTAACTCCTTCTGGAGTGACTGTGGCAATCGGAAGCACTAGTCTTATAGTAAATAGTACAGGCGTAACAGTTAATGGTAAATTTACGGTTAATGGCGACGTTGCTACAACAGGCGCTTTAACAAATAATGGCAAAAATGTCGGTAGCACTCATAAACATTCGGGTGTTACATCAGGCTCAAGTAATACAGGGAATCCAGTATGAGAACTTATGGCGTAGATCCAGTTTCAAAACAATGGATAAAAATAACCGAAACCGGATATGTTTGGCTGGCTACTTTGGCGCAAACTTTACGTTTAGAACAAGGCGAAAGCCCTGTCTATGGAAACTACGGTATTCCGGGACATCAATCCATAATGAGTCAAATTGCGCCTGACGCTGCAGTAAATAGAACACAAAATCAATATTCACCTTATTTTGCAAATTTGACAGTTTTAAAACAACAAAATACAGCCAACCCCACTTATAATATCAATGCTGTATTCCAGAATGGAACAATTATTTCTACAACGGTGGCAAGCTAATGGCACAAATTACTTCTGCTGGAGCAATACCAGCTTCACCAACAGATCTGCTTAATGCTGAAATAGCGGCAGCAACAGCCCTTGCTCCCGGTCTAACAGCCAATTTACCCGGCAGTCTTGTAGAAGATATGGCATCCACAGCCGCTGGTGCTGTGGTAATTCAAGATCAAGCTTTTGTAGACCTAGTTAACTCTATTAGCCCTGCAACCGCTAACCCTTCAATTCTTTACCAATTGGGGCAAGTCTATGGCGTACAACAAGGTCAAGGTTCAAATACTTCTGTATATGTTGTGTTTACAGGGCTTGCTGGTTTTGTTATTCCTATTGGATTCACAGTTTCTGACGGAACTTACCAATATACCGTGCAAGATGGCGGCATTATTGCTTCCTCTGGGCAAAGCGCACCTTTGTATTGTTTAGCAACAGTTCAAGGCTCTTGGGCTATTCCAGCAGGAACTGTTACTCAAATCATCACATCTGTTCCAGCAGGGTTTACCCTTACTTGCACAAACCCTTCTGCTGGTTTAGCGGGTTTAACAGCACAGACTATTGCTTCTTATCAAGCTCAAGTCATGCAAGCTGGAATGGTAACTGCTCAAGGTGTTCCAGCTTTTATTAAAGCTCAACTACAGCAAGTATCAGGTGTGCAACCAAGGCTTATATCTGTCCGTTTGGTAGCCACAAATCAATGGGAAATTATCTGCGGTGGTGGAGATCCTTATCAAGTAGCTAATGCTATTTTTAACTCTGTTCCAGATATTTCTAATTTAGTAGGGTCTACCCTAACTGTTACAGGAATTACTTCTGCAAACCCAGCAGTAGTGACTACTTCTTTAAATCATGGCTATGCTTCAGGTCAAACAGTTACCATTGCTGGAGTAAGCCCAAGTGGATTTAATGGCACTTTTACAGCTACAGTTTTAACTGAGAATACTTTTAGTGTTCCATTAAATGCAACTGCATTAACTTATGTAAGTGGCGGTGTAGTAACCCCTGATTTAAGAAATGTAACCGTAGCTATTGATGATTATCCTGATACTTACAACATTACTTTTGTAAACCCACCAGCACAAACAGTAGCAGTTACTATTACTTGGAATACTATTTCAACCAATTTAATTAATCCAACTGCTGTGGCTACTTTAACTGCCCCAGCAATTGCTGATTACATTAACAGTATTCCTGTAGGCGTTCCAATTAATACTTATGAATTGCAAGATGCTTTTCAAAATGCTGTAGAACCAATTATTCCGCCAAGTCAAATTTCTAAAATTAACTATGTAGTGGCTATTAATGGTATTGATACATCACCAGTTTCTGGAACTTTATTGATCTATGGTGATCCTGAAAGTTACTTTACAACCAATACCAGCTTGATTACTGTAGTTCAAGGCTAATATGCAAACCCAAGTGCTACCAGCTTATCTTTATCAGCAATATACGCAAGATCCGTATAGTGAAGATTTGCAAGCATTTTTTACTGCATACAATACTGAATCTCAAACTAGGCTAGATGCTACCAATAATCTAGATTTACCTATCTATACAGGTCAATATGCACCTTTGTTAGATTGGACTGTTTATGGCATTTATGGTTACACAAGACCAACTCTAGGCACTCCAACGCAATTTTCACCTTCTAATGTCTACAATACTGTTCCTTATAACACTATTGCCTATTCCCAAGATACTGAAATTGCCCCATCAAATTACTATGCAGTAAATGATGATATTTTTAAAAGAATTGTGACTTGGAATTTTTACAAAGGCGATGGATTTCAATTTAATTGCCAATGGCTAAAAAGAAGAATTAAACGGTTTCTTTTTGGCTACAATGGAATAGATTTCCCAATAGATAATACTTATGAAATTAGCATCAGTTATGGGGCTAATAATGTGATTAACATTTTGATACCCCACACTTCTGTTAGTGGAGTTTTTGAATCTGCATTACTTTCTGGTGTATTAAATGTGCCTTTCCAATACACCTACACTATTGCACTTTCAGGAACAATTTCATGGTTAAATAATTCTAGTGCAACAATTGGATGGAAAAATAATTCCAGCACACCTATTACTTGGTTTGCTGTGGAATAAAGGATAATTTATGACAGTTCCGTATACTTTTGCTAGTGCTGTAGCTCCCCTTCCTTTATCGGAATTGGATGCTAACTTTGCTACTCCAATAACTTTGGGTAGTACCGTAATGATTTTGGGTGGAACTTATACCACCATATCAGGGTTAACCCTTAATTCACCAGTATTTACAGGTACTATTGCTTTAGGAACTCCAGTATCTGGAGATCTTTCAAATTGCACAGGAAGTTTGGCAAATTGCACGGGATACACTTATGCAAATTTAGCAGGAACAGTTCCCACTTGGAATCAAAATACTACTGGTAATGCCGCAACAGCTACTACTGCTAATAGTGCCATTAATGCTACTAATGCTACTAGAATTACCAATTCAGGTGGATGGTCTGTAACGCCTAGCGGAACAAAATTGTATTTTAATTACAACGGGTCTAATGTAGCTTCATTAGATTCTTCTGGTAATTTTACAACCTTGGGCAACATTACTGGTTTGTCTGCAATAGGTTCTGATTCACCTACACCTTAATTTAGGAGTTTAAATGGCAAATACAACAATTAACAGTTCTGGAGTAACTTTTCCAGACGGAACAACTCAAGGCACTTCTGGCGCACCTTTTATTAAAGGTCAAGCATTTACATCTAACGGCACATTTACTATTCCTACTGGAGTTACTGCACTTAAAGTTACAGTAGTAGGCGGTGGCGGTGGTGGTGGTGCTTCAGGTGGTGCTCTTGGAGGAAGCGGTGGTGGTGGCGGTACTGCTATTTCTTATTTAACAGGATTAACTTCTGGTGGAACTTTAGCAGTAACTATTGGCGGTGCTGGTTCTGCTGGCTCAGGGAATGGTGGCAGTGGCGGTACATCTTCTGTTGCTTCAGGAACACAATCTATTACTACTATTTCTGCTACTGGTGGGAGTGGTGGAATAAATCAAGGTGCAGGAGGTGCTGGTGGTGTTGGTTCTAATGGAACAATAAATATTGGCGGTGGCGGCGGTGGTGGTGGTGGAGTTCAAAGTGCTGGCGGAAATGCAGGAGGTGCAAATGGCGGATGTTCTACATTAGGTGGAGGAGGTCAAGGCACTACTGGTACTGGAGGTGCAGGTAGAAGTTATGGTGGAGGTGGTGCAAGCGGTCAGACAAGTGGATGTGGTACAAACAATGGCGGTGCTGGTGCTGCTGGTGTAGTTGTATTTGAATGGTAATAGGAAAATAAAATGACAACTCAAAACTATTTAGTAGTTGAAAGCAATGTTGTAACCAATATTTGTGTTTGGGATGGCGATACAAATACATGGACACCCCCAGCAAATTCAACAATGCTAATTCAAGCCGATACACCAACTAAAGTATGGACTTACGATAAAGCATCAAATTCTTATGTTCTTACAGAACAATTAGGTGGTGGGGATATTGGATTTACTTGGGATGGTTCTGTATTAACAACTAATGAGCCACAGCCTGCACCTCCAAAAGCACAACCAATAGCTAGTGGAACTACAACTGCATAATGGTTACTCATATAGGAACTGCCCATAGCTTTACTTATGATGGAGCACAATTAAATATTTACCATGCAAATAAAGGTGAGGGTTTGCCAAAGCATGAACATATTTATAGTCATGCAACTATGTGTAATGCTGGTTCTTGTTTGGTTAGTCTTGAAGGTCGTAGCTACACAATCAACAAAAATAGCCAACCTTTAAATCTTCCTGCTGGACAATGGCATGAAATTGAAGCATTAGAAGATGGCACAGTATTTGTAAATGTATTTGCTGAAGGTAAGTACTAAATTTAGGAATTTTTAGCTACAATATGTAAAATTGCTTGGTGATGCGGGCATAAAATTAAGGAAAAGTTATGACTGTTCAGCTTTTTGCCAATAATGCGAAAACAACGCTGGCATCACCGATTAACGCTACCCAGACTACCATTACAGTAGCTCCGGGGACAGGAGTGCTTTTTCCTTCTCCAAGCTCTGGTCAAGGTTTTAAAGTTACTTTAGTTAGCGCAACTTCCGCTTCTGTATACGAAATTTGCCTTTGTACTGCTAGATCAGGCGACACTTTAACAGTAGTTAGAGCCCAAGAAGGCACTTCTGGAACACCTTTTCTTTTAAACGATATTGTTGGCAACTATGACACAGCAGATGTCATGGCTAATTTGGTTCAAGTTTTACAGCTACAAAACCAATATTATTTATATGCTGTAGCTAGCGGATCAGCCAATGCTTTAGCGGCGACAATCCCTTCACCTTTGACATCTATTCCAGATGGAATGTCTATTGTTGTCAAAGCTACTGCTGCGAATACTGGCGCAACCACTTTAAATTTAACCCTTGGAAGCACTTCAACAGGTGCTCAAGCTATTGTTACAGGAAATAATACTGCTTTAGTTGGTGGTGAAATTCCCGGTTCTGGCTATCCTATAACTCTTTCTTATAGCTCTACTTTTGGTGCTTGGGTTATTACTGACGGTAATATTAATTTAAGCCTTTATGCTTATATTAACAGCCCAACATTTACAGGTACTCCAAGAGTTCCAACAGCGGCATTTAACGATAACAGCACTATTATTGCCAGTACCTCTTGGGTTCAAAATCAATTGGCTAACTATGCGCCAATTTATAACCCCACATTTACTGGTACTCCTGCCGCTCCGACTGCTCCATCTGGAACTAGCACAACTCAAATAGCTACTACTGCTTTTGTGCAAAATCAAATTGCTACTCAAGTTAAAGGTTTAGGATTTGGTGGCACTACTTGGCATGATGTTACTGGAAGTAGAGCGGCAAATACCACTTATACAAATTCATACTCTTACCCAATTATGGTAAATGTGAATTTAATTACTGGTTCTTCTGGAATTACAAATCCTTCTTATTTTTATGTTAACGGAATTGCGGTTGCAGATGCTAATAGCGGCGGTTGGACAGGAGCAACAAGTTTTACCGTTTCAGTAATAGTTCCACCGGGTAGTACATATTCAACAAATTCAAATGGTATTGCTATTTGGGCAGAACTTTATTAAGGAAAAATTATGACTTATAACTATGGTAGCCCCATTACAGGCACTCTTACTGGAACAACAGCTACTGTAGGCGTTCCAGCTTTAGTTTACCCAGCAACTATTGTGTTGAACTCCACAGCAGGTGGCAGAGCAATTCAATTTTCTTTGGATAACGGTACAACTTTTTATACCGCAGTAACTCCTACAGGAACAGAAACAAGTCAAATTTATTATGTTCTGACTTTCCCTGTGACTACACTTAAATTTACTGGCGCAGCAAACGACACTTATTCAATTCTTTAATAGTGTTGTATAAGGGTTTACCATGACAATACTATTATTTGCAAACCAAGCGCAGACCACTCTTGCGTTACCAGTAGCCCCTTCTGATACTACTATCTATGTAGCTAGTGGTACTGGTAATTATTTTCCCAACCCACAGGCTGGGCAAGGTTTTAAATTAACATTAGTTAATTCAACAAATTCATTAATAGATGAAATTGTTTTGGTAACAGCCCGTTCTGGCGATGTCATGACTGTTGTTCGTGGTCAAGAAGGAACAATTCCTCAAGCTTGGAAGTTTGGAGATTTTGCAGTTAACTTAGATACTGCTGGTTCTTCTGATGCTTTTGTTCAGTTCGATCAAATTGAAAATGGTTCTATTAATGCGTACTTTAATAGTATGCGAACCACTACAGGACAAGTGGATTCTGTTCCTGTAAACCCAACAGATTTAGTAAATAAAGCATATGCCGATTATTTAATTCAAGGCATGACACCAAAAAAAGAATCTCAATGTGCCACAACGACAATTGCACAAGGTGGTGGAAATATTGCTTTATCTGGTTTGCCCATTATTGATGGTTATCAAACTGTTGCAGGAGATCGGGTTTTAGTTAAAAACCAAGACAGCCCTGCTCAAAATGGTATTTATGTAGCTAGTGCTGGAGCATGGCTCAGAGCTACAGATATGGATGTTTGGTCAGAAGTTCCAAGTGCTTTTACTTTTGTTCAAAACGGTACATACAATGTCAATACAGGTTGGGTAGCTATTGCTCCAGTAAACGGAACAATTAATGTAACTCCAATTAATTGGACACAGTTTTCTGGGTATGGAATTTCAGGTTACTCTGGTTATTCAGGTTATTCTGGCTATTCTGGCTTTAGTGGTAGCTCTGGCTATTCTGGATCAGGTACATCAGGCTATTCAGGCATAAGCGGATTTAGCGGTTACTCTGGCTGGTCAGGAATCTCAGGATACAGCGGTCAATCAGGTTTTAGCGGCACTTCTGGTTATTCTGGATCAGGTGTATCAGGATTCTCTGGCTATAGTGGCTACAGCGGATTTAGTGGCATTTCTGGCTATTCTGGAATTAGTGGCTATTCTGGCATTAGTGGATATAGCGGCATATCAGGCTATTCTGGTATTTCGGGATACAGCGGATCTGGCATTAGCGGATATAGCGGTTCTGGTATTTCAGGATATTCAGGAACATCAGGCTGGTCTGGCATCTCTGGCTGGTCAGGCTATTCAGGCATTAGCGGTGCATCAGGCACTTCAGGTTGGTCTGGTTATAGTGGTTATTCAGGCACATCAGGTTGGTCAGGTATTTCTGGTTGGTCAGGCTACTCTGGCACATCGGGTTGGTCAGGAATTTCTGGCTATTCTGGATATTCTGGAACTTCTGGTTTTAGCGGTTATTCAGGAATTTCTGGGTATAGCGGAATTTCTGGTTACTCAGGCATTTCTGGCTATTCAGGAGTATCAGGTTTATCAGGATATTCAGGATCAGGTATTAGTGGGTATAGCGGATTTTCTGGTTTTAGTGGCGCACAAGGTACATCCATTAATATCAAAGGAACTGTTGCAACTCCAGCAGATTTACCAGCAACAGGCAATCAAGTTAATGATGCCTATATTGTTACTTCCAATGGCGATCTCTATGTATGGAATGGCACAGCTTGGTTTAACGCTGGTCAAATTGTAGGTACATCGGGCTATTCAGGTTACTCTGGAACATCAGGATTTTCTGGTATTTCTGGCTACTCTGGCACAAGTGGATTTAGCGGTATCTCTGGTTATAGTGGCACAAGTGGCTATAGCGGATTCTCAGGTATTTCTGGTTATTCAGGCTCTGGTGTAAGTGGATATAGCGGTTGGTCTGGTATATCAGGCTGGTCTGGCTATTCGGGCTATAGTGGCACTTCTGGCTACTCTGGTACATCAGGCTGGTCTGGTTACTCAGGAACTTCAGGATGGTCTGGTATTAGCGGATATAGCGGTTATTCTGGCACTTCAGGATGGTCTGGTATTAGCGGTTTTTCTGGTTACTCTGGCATCAGCGGAACTAATGGCGCTTCTGGATTTTCAGGAATTAGTGGTTACAGCGGTTACTCTGGAAGCGGTGTATCGGGGTATTCTGGATTTTCTGGTTATTCTGGAAGCGGTGTATCTGGTTATAGTGGATATAGCGGAAGCGGTGTAAGTGGCTATAGCGGATATTCAGGATATTCTGGTTCTGGTGTAAGCGGTTATAGCGGATATTCTGGTTTGGGATATTATGGATTAACCGCAACAGGATCAAATTCATTAAGCCTTGGTAGCAAATCTTTTACTACCAATTTAGATGCTTCTACTACAGCTTTTTCTGTTGGGCAATATGTCAGAGTATTTTCTACATCTGTGCCATCTCAATTTATGGAAGGCTTAATAACCGCATTTACAGGAACTTCACTAACAGTCAATATGACTTATGTAAATGGGGTAGCATCTTTTAGCAATTGGACAATTACTGATTCTGGTGCTGTTGGAACTTCTGGCTATTCTGGCTATTCTGGTATTAGCGGGGCAAATGGCGCTTCTGGATTAAGTGGCTATTCAGGATTCAGCGGCATATCTGGGTACTCTGGATTCTCAGGAATTAGCGGATATTCTGGATCAGGTGTAAGCGGCTATTCTGGATACAGCGGAACAAATGGAACTAATGGCGCATCTGGATTAAGTGGTTACTCAGGATTTAGTGGCATATCCGGATATTCTGGTACAAACGGTTCTACCGGTATAAGCGGTTATAGCGGTTACAGCGGGGTTAACGGATCAACTGGAACTTCTGGTTATTCAGGCTATTCAGGTTTAAATGGTGCAACAGGAACATCTGGTTATAGCGGTTATTCAGGAGCTACTGGAGCAACTGGCACTTCTGGTTACTCTGGTCAAAACGGTGCAACAGGTACTTCTGGCTATTCTGGTTATTCAGGACAAAATGGCGCAACTGGAACATCGGGATACAGCGGATATTCTGGACAAAATGGATCTACAGGAACATCAGGCTACAGCGGATATTCTGGAGCTACAGGTTCTGCTGGAACTTCTGGATACTCAGGTTATAGTGGTGTAGCCCCATCAACAGTTACTACTACCAGCACTTCTTCTGGTTCAACATTCTATTTAGATTTTGTAGCTGCCAATGGCGGTTCAGGACAAACTTTATATAACAACGGATCTTTAACTTATGTTCCTTCAACAGGAACATTAACAGCTACATCTGTTGCTGGCTCATCAGATGAAAGATTAAAGAAAGATTGGGAAGATCTACCTGAAAACTTTATTGAGTTGCTTGCACAAGTGAAACATGGGGTATTTACCCGTATCTCTAGCGGCAATAAAGAACCCGGTGTATCTGCTCAATCTATGCTAAATGCTTTAGCTCAAGCAGTTATTGAAGGCGAAGATGGTATGCTGGCAGTTAATTATGGCGGAGCAGCATTAGTTTCTGTTATAGAATTAGCAAACTTGGTTCTCAAACTTAAACAAGATATTGAGGAATTGAAAAACAAACCATAAGGATTAGTGATGCAATCCCCAAAGTATTCGGTAGTGATACCGACTTACAATAATTGTGAGAAATATCTAAAACCGTGTATTGATTCCATAATTAAATACACCGAAATGACCGACATAGAGTTGGTCATTTCTGCTAATGGCTGTACCGATAACACTGCAAAATATCTAGAATATTTAGCAACAGCGATTCCTAACTTATATGTCGTTTGGAATGACGAACCTTTAGGTTTTGCCAAAGCTATTAATCAAGGCATAGTAAATACTATTGGGCATAAAATAGTGTTTTTAAATAACGACACTTTGCTGTTAGAACAACCAAAAAATGATTGGTTAAAACGACTAGATATTGGCGACATTGCGTCGGTTCTAACGCTAAACTCTCCTATTACAAATCAATCGTTTGCGGTTTTCTTTTGTACCATGATTGATCGCCAAGTATTTGATGATATTGGCGTACTAGATGAATCATTTAAAACAGGTGGCTGTGAAGATATAGACTTTTGCAAACGAGCTACAGATGCGGGCTTTAGGCTAATAGATGTGGGCTATCGGGGTGATTTTCCAATATATCACGCTGCTGAAGGCACTGTTCACGATACTAGTCTTGTACAAGATTGGAGCCAAAAATTCCATGCCAACGAGCTGCGTTTAGCCAAAAAATGGAATACGGATCATTACCGCTATTTGCTATCCAATAATTACGAACGAGCTGTATTTCTAAAGGGCGATCCTGTATTTCCCCGAGAAACTACACGCTATGAATGGGCGGCAAAAAATCTTGATGACAGAACAAACGTCGTAGAAATTGGCTGTTCTACCGGTTACGGAAGTCAATTTTTCCCGAACTACTATGACTATGTTGGTATTGATTACGACCCCATTATTGTGCAAGTAGCTAAAGAACAAGATTGGGGTTTTACAAGGGCTTTTACCCACGCTGACATTAATAATTGTGACTTAGGAACGGCAGCCACTATTGTTGCTTTTGAAGTCATTGAGCATTTAGATAATGGTTTAGAGATTGTTGAAATGCTAAAAACAAAATGCCATCGGTTATTAATTTCGGTGCCGTGGAATGAGCCTAAAGGCTTTTGGGGTGAACATCACAAATTGCATGGCTTAAACGAAAGCCACTTCCCCGGCTTTATGTTTTGGTACATTAACCACGCCGGAGTTTTATCTGCGGAGCCGCAAGCAATTACCCCTGAAAATCCTAGTAATTTAATGCTTTGCAGGTGGGATCATGAGTAAAGTTCTTTGCTCAATAGCTACCAGAGGTAGATACCAGTCCACCCTGCCGCTTGTTTTACAGGCGGTTATTAATCAAACTTGGCTACCTAATAAGGTAGTTATTTTTGATGACAACGATGAACCTCAAGACATGCGGCAAGAGTTCATCTATCAGCATTTATTTAAACAGATGCAAATCAAAGGTATTGAATGGGAGTGGCTGTTTGCCGAAAAGAAAGGGCAGCACCATATCCATCAAAAAGCCAACTTGATGGGCTATGAGTGGGTATGGCGCGTCGATGACGATTGCGTTCCAGAACCAACTGTTCTTCAAAGCCTGTATAGCCATGCATCCCAAATAGACAATGTGGGGGCAGTAGGTGGTGCCATCATTACAGGACAGCCTATTAACGCAGTTAATTCCACCGGATTAATTAAAAATATTAATTTAGAACCTAATATTCAATGGGACTTTATTAAAGGTATCCGCGAGGTAGAGCATCTGCATTGCTCTTTCTTGTACCGCGCTGGAGTGCATGATTTTAATACCGGGTTATCCCGTGTAGCGCACCGTGAAGAAACGCTGTTTACTTATGGGTTATATCAAAAAGGTTATAAAATTTTAGCTGTTCCCTATGCTACATCTTGGCATATGAAGAACCCCCAAGGCGGCATTCGGGCTGAAACTAACGGAGAAATGTATCACCATGACGAACAAATTTTCAGAAACCACCTTAGCTATAGTGGGCGTACTATTGTGGTACTTAATGGTGGTCTTGGGGATCACATTGTGTTCAGTCGTATATTGCCTGAAATTCATAACCCAATTGTTTTTGGCTGCTATCCTGAAATTATTGAAAGCGATTCCATAGCTAAAGCGCAACAGCTTTTTGGCAGCTTAGATCAATGGAATATCTACGCCAAGATGGATCAGTGGAAGTGGACTGATAGCTTAGAAAATGCTTATAGAAAGCTCTATCTATGATTTTAATACACCCTTTTGCCAAACCTTTAGTAAAAGGTAGGGAAAACCCTAAAAACTATCCATATTGGGAAGAACTTGTATACGAATTGCAAAAAACTATGCACGTCGTTCAAATTGGGCTAGAGGGCGAACGTCAATTAGTTCCTGATTTTCGCAAAGGGTTATCCATGCCCCAATTGCGTCAGCTCATTAAAGAGTGCAAAACGTGGATTGGTATTGACAGTTTTTTTCAGCACTTGGCTTGGAGTGAGGGCAAACCGGGCATTGTGCTTTGGTCAGTTTCTGACCCAAACATTTTTGGGCATCCGGAAAACATTAATTTACTAAAAGACCGTAAATATTTGGCGTCAAATCAATTCCTTTGGTGGGACTTTACAGAGCATAATCCAGACGCTTTTGTAAAACCGCAAGAAGTGTTAAACTTTCTGTAACTTTTAGTGTTTAAATGAGGGGTAGGCTATGTCTTGGGAGTCCATAATCGCAGCGATAACGCTAGCCTACATGTTTATTAGTGGACTCATCGGTTGGTGGACAAATAGCATTTCCCGTAGTCAAAAAGAAGTTAGTGATGCCCAAGCGCAGCTTGCTAGGGATATGAAAAAACTAGAAGTAATGCTTCCAAATGAGTATGTTAAAAAGGCTGACTTAGACCAACGATTATCAAGAATGGAACATACATTAGACTTGATAATGGCAAAATTAGATACTAAACAGGATAAATAATGTTCTCTAAAATCTGCACCCTCCTCCGTAAAAAGCCTGTAGAAACCAAACTTCCTGAGTTTCCCGTAGAAATACCGGTAAAAGCTAAAAAAGAATTAGTTAAAAAAGCTACTACTCGTAAGCCTGTAGCTAAAAAAGCAACTATTGTTGCCAAAAAGACAACTATCAAAAAGAAAAAATAGTATGGAAAATAAACCTGATATTTCTTTTGATTCAGCAAAAGAAGTTGCTGGACGTTCCATTGGTAAGCATGGTCTTGCTTATATTACAGCCATTATTGTTATTTCTGTAGCTGCCAGTATATTTTTAGATACTGCCAAAATAGCCGCCGTAATCGGTATGGCGGGCGGTGCAATTATGGCAATTATCAATATGATGAATGCAGTATCTGGCACAACCGAAAAAGAAGAAAAGCCAGAATTTGCGGTTATTCAAAATTTGATTGATAAGTTAGACCATCTTGCAGATAAAGAGCCTCCAATGTCAGTTACAGTTGATGGCGATAAAGTCACTGTCACTAAAGGTGAAGATACGATTACGACCAAAAAATGAACAAAATATTAACCCACCTTCTTACAGGTAAAGATAATGAAACTCATGATATTGCTCGTTGGGCTTGGGCTTTGGGCTTTATTGTGGTTGCTATTGCTGCCATTTATTTAATTTATAGCGGCAAAGAAATTAGCCTTACAGAGCTTGCTGGCGCGCTGGGTATTGTTTCTGGGTCTGGCGCCGCGTCTGTAGCTGCTAAACAAATGTCAGGATCAGAGCCAAATGTTCCCTCTTCCAATTAGCGCATATATCTATGCCGGTTTAGTTTTAATAGCTTTAGCTGGTGTAGGCTATGGCAGACATGAACATACTGTGTTTGAAGAGTACAAAGCTGAAGAAATTGCTAATGCACGGCTAAAAGAACATCAACTTCAAGATGCCACCGATCAAATAAGGAAAGACAAAGATGCTCAAATCAACGCTATTAATGACCAGCTTGCTACTGTTCTTGTGCAGTTGCGCTCCCGAACCAGTAGGAACGATAAAGTATCCAACAATGGACAAGGTGGAACTGGGATGTCCCTTTTTGCCGAGGATGCAGCTTTTCTTGACGGGGAATCTGCCCGTGCCGACAAATTGCGGTCAGCCCTTGACGCCTGTTATAAACAGTACGACGAAGTAACTGGGAATAAATAATGGAGTACTCTAAAGATGGTTTACACCTTACTGAGCAGTTTGAAGGAGTACGGCTTACTGCTTATCCAGACCCCGGGACTGGTGGAGATCCTTGGACTATTGGTTACGGTCATACTGGGGCTGATATACACGCGGGATTGACCATCACTCAGGCGCAAGCCGAAGAGTATTTGCGTCAAGACGTGCAAAAAGCAGCCGCCAATGTAAACACCCATGTCAAAGTTGAAATCACTCAAGACGAGTTTGATGCACTTGTGGACTTTGCATTTAACTGCGGATGCGGCAACTTGGACACTTCTACGCTATTAAAGAAACTTAATGCTGGCGATCACGAAGGTGCCGCGCAAGAGTTTCTTAAATGGGATATGGCTGGCGGACACCATATGGCGGGTTTGCTGCGCCGCCGTCAAGCAGAAGCAGCATTATTTTTGACTAAACTAGCATGAGCGCCGACTTTTTTGATGAGGCTTCAGACATGGAAGCCTTGCATCGTGACTTAGCTATTAAGGCTATTCGTAACGAAAAGAAAACGCCCTATACCGGGCATTGTTTGTGCTGTAATGAATTGATACCCCAAGGCAGATTCTGTTCCGCAGAATGTCGTAAAGATTGGGAAATGGAACAAAAAATTAGAAAAATAGCTGGAAAATCTCTATAAGTCATTGAATTTCCATATAGTTCGTTTAATATGCGAACTATTGTCATAAGGATTACTATGCCGTTTAAGCCTGTGTGTTCCGATGAAGAGTTTATTGCGTTATGGAAAAAACTAGGTTCTCCTACGCTTGTGGGTAAAGAACTAGGTATAAACCCTAGGAGCGTCAGTAACAGAAAAAGCGCTATTAAAATTCGACACAATATTGAGCTACCTACGCATGGATCATTAAGAGATCCCAAAAAAGAAAAACCCAAAAAAATAGAGCTTGCCCCTCATAACGTCCGAAGAGGCATAGACGTTGACAAAGTTAAACGCGTTATTGTGTTCTCAGACGCGCATTTTACTGATACCACTACCACGGCGTTTAAAGCGCTGCTGGCAATGATTAAGAAGTTTAAGCCACAGGTTATCATCTGCAACGGCGACGCCTTCGATGGGCAGGTTTTGAGCCGCTTTCCGTCGATTAATTACGATGCCAAGCCTAGCGTATTGCAAGAGTTAGAATCGTGCCGTTATCACCTAGATCAAATCGTTAAGCATAAACCTGCGGGCTGTCGGCTAATATGGACACTGGGAAACCATGATATGCGCTACGAGTCATGGTTGGTTAACAAAGTACCCGAATATAGCGGCGTAGATGGTTTTAGTTTGAAATACCATTTCCCCGAGTGGGAAACCTGTTGGAGCTTTTGGATTGGTGAAGAAACCGTGGTCAAGCACCGTTTTAAGGGAGGACGCACTGCGGGTTATAGTAACTTGCTGGCGGCGGGTAACACAAACATCATTACGGGGCATACGCACGTTCTCGCTTGCCAACCGATTTCAAATTATCAAGGCAACTTTTATGGGGTTCAGACCGGCTGTTTAGCTGATCCTATGAGCCCTACCTTTGAATATTGCGAAGATAGCCCCAAAGATTGGCGTTCTGGCTTTGTTATGCTTTCGTTTGACCAAGGCAGAATGCTCATGCCCGAGCTAATTATGGTTAGCGACGAGCAAAACGGCGAATACGAGTTCCGCGGGGAAATTCACGCGGTATGAAAATCACACCTAAAATTCTTGAGTCTATCTATTTGACTTTGGCAAAGTGTGAACCTTTTATAAAATGGGATTTGCCGCCAAGTGAATTGTGCCGTTACGATATTGTTGACGATCATCAAGTAATGGCTACTTATGAATACGATGAATCAATGTCTAAACCGCATATTTTTAGTATCTCTAAAGCTCGCTGCGGTCATTACGATACGGTGGTGCGATCTATGGCTCACGAAATGATCCATTGTTCTAGGCACAAATCTGGTAAATGGACGCTTCATGACGCCACTTTTAAACGTAGAAAAATGGCTGTGGGCTTGGAGCTAGGGTTTGACGGTCATGAACTCTAAATATATAAAATTTGCAGTTTTGTAGACATATTGTCGATATATGTACGTTTTTGTCGACATTTTGTACATGAAATGTGTAATTAATTACACATTTGTTGACTTATTAAACAGTCCTTAAATAACTTAAAGCCTTATTAATGAATCATTTAACATACTGTTGTTATTATTAACATACAGTGCGTTAACACTTTTTCTTACAAAATACCCCGTTCGGGAATATTTTCCTATTTTTGCACACTTTTTTATCAATTCTTCCCGTTCGGGAAACTTTTTCTTATGAAGCTGACCTATTTTAAAAACGCTTGTAAGTGCATGAAATTTCAATAAAAAGTCATGCAAAAATAGGACATTGTTGTCCGATATTTGTATATTTTTTTCATACTTATAGGTATGAAAAAAGGTTCCGAATTGGAACCTTTAGGTATTAAAACTAATTTTATTTAGTTTTTACTATTTTAAAAAACTCTTTAATAGTAGACAAAGTTGACTGTAACCAAAACTCGTTTACTTCTTTAACGCGCTCTACCAACTCTTCATATTGTTTAAATGGTTTTTCAAAATCAAACATAGCAATCTCCTATTTATGTTGCAATGCAATAATTATAAAACATTATTTTGTAGCTAGCAAGTACGCTCCATAATTGGCAAAAGCATAGCCCGCGTACATAAAAGCCAAACCGTAGTCGCCTTTAAATAAGTTTTCTACAAAAATATAAGCGTAAATTAGCCCTGTAACGACAATTAACCAAGGCGTCATATGTTAGCTAATAGCTTATGGATACGAGCATTGAACCAACGGCGAATGCAATAGCTGCGAATTACTGAGATGACAGTGTATAGCAGACCCATATAGAAGTTAGCTAACAGACTAATGTGAAAGCCAAACAGCGGAAATATCAACAAATTGGCGATGTAATTAATGGTAAACCCTATTAGTACATTTACCCATGCCTCAATAAAAGAGCCTAGTTTAGTTTGACTCATATCAAAGCATCCTCAAACTTATAATCTTCTGCTTTCTTTGCCCGCATGAATTTAAACCACCAGCCTTTACGCAGTGAGCAAATAGCAATGGCTTCTTCACGCCTTGCAGCGATTCGCATAGGCTGATCGTTTTCGTCAAACACAATGTAGCTCATGGCATTAGCTCCTTAGGTGGTCTATCGTCGCCTTCGGAATAGGTTTTGGCATACAAAGTCAACATCCGCAAGTTGCACATGGCGTGAGCAAGATGAGGCAATCCAGACTCGGCGTCGTTTTCTTCCCCACGCTGCCATGCTGCTAAATGGCGCATAGCACAAGCAAACGGAACTGACCAATCCATGCCTTTAGCCCAGTTCCATGCAGCATACTTTTGTTTGCCATACGCCCAGACCTTAGCTTCATCTTCAAGAGTGCATAAGGGAATCAAGCTAAAGTCTGGTTTGCCGGTGTTGTATCGAGCTCCAGACCCTTTGGCAGTGCTATTAACGTCGCCAATTCCACCAACCCCAGCGCCACTTGGTTGCGAATTACCGGCGCCTGTACTAGATAAAGCTTCTGCAATTGCCAAAATAGATTTTTGCGCGTCAACAGGGTCGTATTCCATCACGGCTACGTTGCCCGGATTATTCGGTTCAAAATGACTCAAAATGTTTTTCCTCCCCACACTTGTTGTTCTAAATGGCGTACATAACTGTTTTGATGGTCAATGTGCTTGATTAGCTTGTCATACATTAGACGCCAATAGTCTGCATCGGCTAAAGCTTTAGCCAATCGTTCTTGCAATTTAGCAATCTCGATCTCGTCCATTAGAACTCCCACGTCTTTTTAATTTCAATCTTGGTTTCGCCATTTTCGGCACTTAAAGAAAAGTGCCAAACCTCTTGATCGGGCTTACTTAGATCAGCATGCCCCGCAAACGGGATGGGTTCTTTTTCAAGCTCTTGCGCTGCTTTTCTGTCGTCAGTAGTAAAAGTTGTCATGCCCATCCTCCCAATCGTATGCCAAGACGAATAGCAGAAATAAGAATGACGGTGGCTATTACCATAAGGGCAATAACCACCTTATCAGCCCAACTAGTCTGCATAGTTCGCCACCTGAATTTCTAGTCGGATAACTGCTACTTTAATCTCTTCTACAGCGTCTGTAATTAATTTTTTTCCGACCAATCCGGGATTGGCATTCAATACTTCTAATTGGTTTAAAAGCTTTTTGAGCTTAATTAAATCGTGTGATAGATCATTCATTTGATCCTCGCCACTTTAGCTTTTTGTAATGCCATCTCATAGACTTCACGCATGTCGGCATCTAAATCGCGCAACGGAAGGTTTTGATAGTACTTCCACTTGTCTTTGTACTCTTGCAACTCGGATGGTGGTACCCAGCCGTATTGAGTGCGCCAACGCTTGGTAATGTCGGTTCCAGCTTTAGTCCAGATATAAGGTGTTCTCATGATTTTTCCTCTAGTTAAATCAGTTTAAGCAGCTATTTGTTTGCGAAGCTCTTCCCGTTCTCTTGCTGCACGGAGAATGGTGTACCGTTGATGTAAGCGTTGTACGATAGACCAACGCTTGGCACCTTCCAGTTCTTGTTCCAATAGATTGCCAACTTCCTCTTCATCCAAAGTGGACAAAATATCGGTTAATGATCTCCAGCTATAAGTCTTTGCTGGTTCTTTCTTTTTAAGCCATTTCATTTAATGCCTTTCTTAACGTAATTAATTCAGCTTGCATTTCGGCTAATTTATTTGATGGCACAAGCACAGAGTTACCACGAATAGTTTTAAGTTCCTCTATTTCAGCTTGTTGCTGGCGTAGCATGGTGGCTGCTTGCGTTAAAGTTAAATCATCAAACCATCCAGTAGTCATATTTTCTAAAGCATCAGCTAGTTCATTTGCGTTCATTGCTATTTCCTTTCAGCTTTTAGCTAATGTAACAGATTTATTTGTATTGTAAAGCATTGTGTTGCTTTTTAGTCACTTTAGCTCTTCAATTGCTATATCGCTAATTGCGCGTTTGTCCGCCAACGCCGCCCAGATGCGCTCATCAATGGTTTTGTTGGTCAGCAGGATGTAGCACCATACATCTTGTGTTTGTCCGCTGCGATGGAGGCGCCCAATGGTCTGCTCATACAGCTCCAAACTCCAAGGTAAACTGATAAATACCAGCTTATTGCCGCCATGCTGAAGATTCAAGCCATGACCTGCGGACTTGGGGTGAATTAGTAGCAACTCGATCTTGCCCGCGTTCCAACGCTCGATAGCGTCTGTATCGTCTAGCGTTACAGCATGTGGATAGCGGCGTTTGAGTTCGGCTAGCTCTTCCTTGTAGTTATAGACAATCAGCGTATTGGCTCGTTGGTTCTCGGCTAACAGATCATCTAGCAGTTCAAATCTGTGGTCTGAAAACCACACTGGCGTTTGTTTGATGTCAAATTGACCGGGAATACTAGACGCCGATTTCTCCGTGTAGTAACAAAAGCCAGAAGCCATCTGTTGTAATTTCTGCGTAACTACGGCAGAATTGGCAGCTACTACTTTTGCTTCAGGAAATTGATGCACAAAGTCTTTTTTCATTTTCTCGTAGGGTTCGCGATCTGGCAAATCGCAACGTATCTCTACGGTTCGCAATGGTGGCAACTTATCTTTATATTCACTGGATTCAAGTAAAAATGTCGCAGGGCGAATACGTTGCATTACTGATTCTAACGATCCTAATCTGGGTTGCCATTCACCAAAATCGCGATTGATACATACAAAGTATTGCTGTAGGAACGCACCCTTGCTTCTGCCTAACAGCTTTTGGTCAACAATTTTGCACTGACCAAAGACATCCTCCAAGCCATTGCTGGTAAAGCTGCCCGTCAAACCCCAACGTATTGGTACAAGGTCTAGCACTTTTAACAATGCCTTAAAGCGTGTTCCCGATGGGTTCTTGAGCTTGGTTAACTCATCAAACACAATACCGTCAAAATCAAGGTATTGTTCAGTGAGCCATTGAATGTTGTCGTAATTAATGACTACAACTTGGGACTTACTTCTCAAGGCTTCTAGCCGTTGCTTAGGAGTGCCAATACAAACTGATAAGGATAAACCCTTAGCCCACTTGTCACGCTCTTGTCGCCATACATCGGTGCATACGCGCTTGGGGGCTAATACTAACCAACGCTTAACTATTTTGGTGTCAAGCATTTCCTTCATGGCAGTTAAAGCAATCGCGGTTTTACCCGCGCCTACTGATGCTAAAATCATCGCCCTATCGTTCTCGTACAAGAAGTCAACGGCTTTTTCTTGATAATCCCTAAGTTTAAGCATGGCGGGCGTATTCTCCATGATATTTATGCCGCGCTTCTTGAGCTACTAAATCTGCTAACTCTAAATCATCAAAATAACCTAAACATCTTTTTCCTGCATCTGTAGATACTTGAACAATCCATTTTTTATCTCTTGAACACCAATGAACGCCTTTTACGCCAGACTTATTATTGCGATTTATGCCTCGATTCCATAGATTTTGTAGCTTTGTGGCTGGGCGTAAATTGTCAATATTGTTATTAAGCCTATTTCCATCTATGTGATCTAAAAATTCCGGAACCCATTTATGGTGCATAAAAAATATTAACCGATGGCTTAAATAACCTATACCATCAAATTTTATTTTCATATACCCTTGATCGTTTACATGCCCCGCTATATCACCAACTTTAATACAATTACTTCTTGCAATTTTCCAGTAAAGCGCTCCATCTTTATATTCAAATAGCTTATGTAAATACTCTAATGGGGGCATGGGTTTGTTACTTTTGCTAGCCATTCGTTAATCTCCAATTTTGTACTTAAACAGGCGTACCGTTGTTTTAAAGCTACAACATCATCTTTAAATATTTCTTGCATCGGCGACAGGTATCCACCCTTTGGTCGCTTTAATTCTACAAACCATGTATTGCCATTCGGCATACAAGCAATACGGTCTGAAACGCCGCGTTGTGTTGGTGATTTAAACTTATAGGTCTTTCCACCAATAGACTCAACTGACCAAACAAAATACTTTTCTATTTCACGTTCGCGTTCGTTCATAAGAAATATATCATAAAAAGTGTTGCACTCAAAAAATAATCTGTTACACTGACAGTTCTAAAGAAAAAAGGATAAAGAAAAATGGCAAAGCATTCAGCAATTGTAGGCGGTTCCACCGCTTCTCGGGTAATCAAATGCCCTGCATCTGTAGCGCTCTGCGCCAAGATGCCGCCAAAGCCTTCAAGCAAATACGCCGACGAAGGAACATTACTTCACAACGCAATCGCAGAAATTTTAGAAAAAGATTTAGAGCCAAGCGAAATCATTGGTTTTAAGTACAAAGAACTTGAAGTAACTCACGAATTATTTGCTGACAAAATTATTCCCGCTTTGCGTAGTTTGGATGAAGTTGATCCTGATTGCGAAATGAAAATAGCAGTCGAGTCAGAAGTAGATTTCGGTGAATATCTTCCCGGTGTATTTGGTTCTGCTGACGTTATTGGGCGCCTTGGAGATAAAGCAATTGTTCTGGATTGGAAGTTTGGTTCTGGCGTAATCGTTAATGCCGAAGAGAACAATCAAGGTATGTTCTATGCCGCGGCAGCCATGCGTACAGAGAAAACCAAGTGGGCATTTGAGAGCGCTAAAGAGATTGAGATCATTATTGTTCAACCTCCAGAGATGCGTCGTTGGGTTACAACTCCCGAGCGCATCAAAGAGTTTGAACAGCAACTATCTATTGCCGTTAAAGAAGCTGGACGCAAAGACGCACCGATGCAATCAGGTAGCCATTGTCGTTGGTGCGCTGCGAAGCCTGTTTGCCCCATCATGACCGATTCTGTAGCTCGATCAACACAGATTGCATTGAAAGATCTAAAACCCGATTTGATTGCAACTTATTTGCAACAAGCCGATGTGCTTGAGGATTGGATTAAAGAGCTGCGTGACTTAGCTCATCAGATGTTGGAAGCGGACGTTAGGGTTCCGGGCTATAAGCTAGTAGCTAAAAGAGCCATACGCCAATGGGCTGACGAACATGAAGCAGCCATAGCGTTATCGACTAAAGGTATTTCACCTCATAAGCCATTAGAAGTCATTTCTCCTGCACAAGCAGAAAAGCTTCTTGGTAAAAGCGGCAAAGACGCAATTAAAGATTTAGTAGTAGCAGTAAGCAGTGGCAGTACGTTGGTACCGGAGAGTGATCCCCGCCCAGCGGTTTTACAAATCGGCAAGCAACTCACCGCTGCCTTAAACAAACTTAACTAGGAGCAAAGAGCAATGAGCAATTTAACAACATTTAAAAACGCAGGTTTACCAGCAGTAGCAGATTTATCCAAGGCTTTGAAGTCTAACTTAGCAACCGTTACCGATGTTGGTACTGTGATTATTAAGATGGACAAGACAGGTCATTGGGTATTTGGTTCAGATCAAACTGAAACGCAAGATGGTTCCGAATGGGCTATCAATCCTTTTAGCTTTGTACATGGTTACATCGCTTGGGGCGCGTCTGAAGTATTGGGTGAGAAGATGGTTCCCATTAATCAACCACTACCTGAACTCGAGCCAGCACCAGCCAATGCTAAAAAAGGTTGGGAAGTACAAGTCGGTTTAGAAATGAAGTGCATCAATGGTGACGACAAGGGGCTAACAGCTCGTTGGGCAACCACAGCAACCGGCGGCAAACGCGCCATCCAAGCATTGGGTGTTGAGATTGCCGAGCAGATCGAGAAAGACTCTAGCAAGCCAGTTGCCATCGTTGCATTAGAAACTGAGCATTACACTCACAAGTCTTATGGTAAGGTATACACCCCAAAGATTCGTGTAATTCGTTTTGAGTCTATGGAAGTGGAATCAGCTACCGATGCGCCTGAACTTGAGGCACCAGAAGCAGATGAACCAGAAGTAGCAGCAGCTCCAGCAGCGCCAGTGCGTCGTCGCAGAGCAGCCGTATAAACTTGTATAAACACGGGGTGAAAGTACTGACACTATTCAGCTCAAGTACTCGAGGACGAACGACTAAAAAGACTTGCGAGTAGCCCCACCTAATTTAACTAGAGGACAAATCATGGTAGACAGATCAAATTTAAACCCGACAGAGCGTCGGCAAATCAGCGAAGTAAAGATGGCGATGGTTCGCGCCGCGCAAGTCAATATTAAGAATATTTTCCCAAGTCTTGGCGCCAAGAGCGAAAAAGTGCACCACACTAAGAGCTTGTCGCATACGCGTAAGGGTTCAGGACGTAAGCACCAGCAAGGTAAAGTAGTATAACGATTACGGGGGAAATAATCGGCTCGCGAAAGTGGATACACAAGTAAGCCTTGTCCAAAGCGGGAAGCCTAACATCCTAGGAAAAATGGTTAGGTAGCAAGAGGATAGTAAACCGATTAAAGTACCCCACCTAAATTAGAGGATTAGGATAATGAGATTCATTATTGGATTTATTGCTAGTGCAATTTTATTAACTTTTACATGGTGGCTGGCTGGATATAACTTTGACCAACGAAATATTGATGTTGCTTTTGGATTTGGTATGAGTGTAATTCTCAGCTTTATTGCTGGTATGGGTGCGGAAACCACTAAATACTAAAAAGGATTAGGACAATGATTGTAGATAACAAAGACGGTACATTTAGTATTAAACGCCTTACTGTATGGGAAATGTCCGCTGACGAAGTAAAGATTTTGCAAGAGCAAAATAAACAGCTTAAAGAGTTTGTTAAAGCAATATTAGTTCATGGCGGTGACGGCGTTGGTGATTGGGATGGCTATGAATTACAAGAGTTGGCAGTTAAATCAGGGCTGTTTATAGAAAAGACAATGACCGAGCCATGTAATTTAGGTAAAGAAGAAACCGAAAGCTGTTTATGCCGCGAGTATTGCTATGGCGAAGAATCGTGGGAATGCTACAGAATTAATAGATTCTTGTTGGAGGATTGATGTCAATTCTTTGGATTGACTTTGAAACCAAGTCCCGTTGTAACTTGTTAACGCGAGGCGTATACAACTACGCGCAAGACATCTCTACGGAAGTCTTGTGTATGTCGTATGCGTTTGATGATAACGAAGTTATAACGTGGACGCCTGACATGCCGTTCCCAGAAGAAGTCATGCGGCATGAAGGCATGATTTACGCTCACAATGCCGCGTTCGAGCGTCTTATCTTTTGGTATGTCTTGCAGGTCAATTTCAAGCTCGAGCAATTCTATTGCACCGCTACGCAAGCGCGAGCCAATTGCGCTCCCGGATCATTGGAAGATGTTGGTCGTTTTGCTGGCGCCTCGATGCGGAAGGATTTCAGAGGATCTCAACTGGTTCGCGCTCTATCTATTCCGCAATCGGATGGAACATTTAATAATGATCCTGAATTGATGAAAGAAATGATTGAGTACTGCGAGCAGGACGTTCGAGTGATGCGAAACATTAGCAAACTGATGCGTCCATTATCAAAGGAAGAATTAGATGATTACCATATCAACGAGCGCATTAATGATAAGGGCGTATTGGTCGACGTATCACTTGCCCAAGCTGCTATGTTGTACTCGGAAGAAGAGATCGCGGAAGTACAAAAGCTTGTCGTTGAAATTACCGAAGGCGAAATCACCTCTGTACGTTCTCCCAAGATGCGGGAGTGGGTTCAGTCGCGGGTTGGTAGCGAAGCGCTCAAGCTCATGGAGAGCTATAAAGAGGGTCGAAAAAAGTATTCAATCGACAAGAATGTACGAAATACTCTCCTCGCTTTTGCAGACGAAAACCCAGACGAAGTTCCGCCGCATGTAGCCGATGTTATTCAATGTGCCGATGATTTGTGGGCATCTTCAGTAGCGAAGTTTCAGCGTATGGTGAACTTGGCTGACATCGAGGATCACCGCGTTCGTGGTGCCTTTATGTTTAACGGCGGTTCAGCTACGGGAAGGGCTTCTAGCTTTGGGCTACAGGTGCATAACTTTACTCGTAAATGTGCTAAGAACCCTGAAGCTGTTCGCGCTGCGATGGTTAAAGGCGACGATATTGTGCCGCAATATGGTAAAAGAGTGACCGATGTGCTAAAAGGAATGTTGCGTCCAGCGATTGTTCCATCTAAGGGTAAATACTTAGTAGTGGCAGACTGGGCAGGTATTGAGGCACGATGCAATCCGTGGTTATCTAACAAACCTCAAGCCGAAGAAGTCCTCGATATTTTTAGGACTGGAAAGGATATTTATGTTCGAGAAGCTGCGGGAATTTTCCATTGTGATGAAGCAGACATTACGCCTGATCGCAGACAGATTGGCAAGGTCGCTATTCTTTCATGTGGTTATGGTGGTGGTATTGGTGCTTTTGCTGCGATGGGTCGTAACTATGGTGTGGTTCTACCCGAATCTGACGCCAAGCGAACGGTGGATGCGTGGCGTAGGGCAAACCAGTGGGCGGTGCATTACTGGCAGGAACTTGAGTCAGCCTATACCCGTGCAATGCGTAATCCGGGTTACGAATTTTCTGCGGGTCGAGTAACTTATCTATATGACACACAACATCTTTGGTACGCACTTCCAAGTGGGCGCGTGTTATGCTATCCATATGCGCGCTTAGATGACGAGGGGATCTCCTACGCCAAAGCAGCGTGGAAACCGGCTGCAATGGCTACAGAATGGGCGAGAGCTAGACTCTGGAAAGGGCTTGCTTGCGAGAATATTACGCAAGCTGTTGCCAATGATATTCTCCGCAATTCGCTACGACGATTAGATAACGTGGTTTTGCACGTTCATGACGAAATAGTTATCGAAACTGATAGTCCAGAAGAAGTAAAATTACAGATGGAAAAAATTATGTGCGAGCCACCCGTTTGGGGTCAGGGCTTACCCTTAGACGTAGAAGTAAACATTATGACAAGGTACGGAAAGTAGTAAACTGTCCGTCCAATAAAGCGAAAAAGTCTGAACCCTTATGAGATTCAGACTATTTCTAACCAATAACTAGAGGATTAAATGGCTGCCAAAATAATATCACAAATTGACTTTATTGAATATTTAGCAAAACTCCCAGCAGAAGGTGAAACACTACTTTTAGTTCAGCAAAAGCCTGTTAAGAAAGAAGGTAAACCTGTTCTGCATAACGATGGGACACCGAAGTACACTTGGTTGCCTTCATTGCCAACTAAGGTAAAACCCGATACCGCGTTGTATGTCAACACGGGTAGTTTTATTATTGATCGCTTCGAAGGCGGCAAGTTATCGGCGTCATCTGCCAACTGCGAGCATGTGCTGTTTTTGATGTTAGACGACATCGGAACCAAGTCTAAGACACCGCCGTTAGAACCTACATGGAAGATCGAAACGTCCCCCGGCAATCAGCAGTGGGGCTACATATTTGACTTTGATAACCAGCCATCCAAGGGTGAGTTCACCGCTGCAATCACCGCTATTGCTGCCGCTGGATACACCGATGGCGGAGCCACCAATGCAGTGCGTAACGTGCGTGTCCCCGGCTCAATTAACTTGAAGGCTGGTAAAGATAACTTTGCTGCCAAATTATTAGAATTTCATGCCGAGCGTGAGTTTACGCTTGAGCAAATCTGCGACGCGCTGGGGGTTGTGCCGAATGATGCAGACACAGCCTCCATGCAGCGTATCGCGCTCACCGACGACGGTGACGATGACATCTTGCAGTGGATTTCCGATAACGGCATGTTGCTCGAGAAAGCCAACGGTGCTGGTTGGTACGGTATTGTTTGCCCTAACAGCGGCGAGCATAGTGATAACAATCCAATGGCTCGCTATCATCCTGTCAATCGCGCGTTCTGCTGCTATCACGAACATTGCCAGACGTTTGACTCGGCGGCTTACCTCGAGTGGGCAGCAGAGAACGGCGCACCCAAACACCAGCCCGGAGTTCGCTCCGAGCTATTAACAGAAAAGATGGCAAAAGCTTTAGAGCTCATTACGCCAACGGCTATGTTCTCCGATACTTCCAAAATCATTGCTGAAGTAGAGCGGAAAGAACTAGCAAGAATAGAAAAGGAAGAGTGGTATGAGCGATTCGCGTATGTCCAAGATGACGACGCATACTTTGATCTTGTTGAAAGACGGGAGATCTCTCGAGGCACGTTTAACGCAATATTTCGACACATTAATTGCCGATCAGTTCATACAGGACGCAAGATCGAAGCCTCAGTCTGCTACGATGAGAACAGACAAGCTCACAATGCCAAAGCTGTAGTCGGCATTACCTACGCTGCTGGTGAGTCCGTGCTGGTTGGGCGCGAAGGCGACATTTACGGCAATCGTTGGGTTGATGCTAGACCTAACGTCGAGGACGTAGAAGTACAAGATATTTCCCTATGGGAAGAGTTGATCGAGCGCCTTGTGCCAGACGAGCATGACCGCAACCACCTGCTTGACATCATGGCGTTCAAGTTGCAGAACCCACAGATCAAGATCAACCACGCAGTGTTGCATGTTGGCGATGAAGGTTGCGGTAAGGACACCATGTGGGCGCCGTTTATCTGGTCAGTGTGTGGCGCGCGTTTAAAGAACCGCGGTTACATGGATAGCGACTCTTTGCACTCGCAGTGGGGTTATGACCTTGAGTCAGAGATCCTGATTATTAATGAGTTGAAAGAACCGGACGCAGCAGCTCGCCGTGCATTAGCAAACAAACTCAAGCCAATTATTGCGGCGCCACCTGAAATGCTGAACATCAACCGTAAGGGTTTACACCCATACCAAATGGCTAACAGGCTATTTGTACTGGCATTCTCGAACGAGCAAATTCCCATCAGTTTGGCGTCGCAAGATCGTCGTTGGTTTGCTATCTCATCAAACGCCCCTCGTATGGAAAACCACGAAGGTAAAGCTATCTGGGATTGGTATTTAGCTGGGGGCTTTGGGCAAATAGCTGCGTTCTTGTGGGATCGCGATGTATCGAAGTTCAATCCGGGCGCTGTACCGGGCATGACTGAGTTCAAGATGAACTTGATCGAGCATGGTAGGTCAATGGCTGAGTCATTCATTGTGGAAATGCTTCACAAACGTACTGGCGAGTTTGCCCGTGGAGTCATTGGCTCACCCTTCCATGTTGTCTGTGACAAGCTAGCGAGCGTAGCGCCATCAGGAACCAAAGTACCCCAAAGCGCTTTGCTTCACGCACTCAAAGAGGCGGGCTGGATTGACATGGGGCGGATTGCTTCAGCCGACTACCCCAACAAGAAGCATATCTTTGTAGCCCCTGATGTGCGGGATCAATACAATAAATCGGAACTTCGGCGTATGATTGAAGTACCACCAGAGCCAAAAGCGGTGGTATTGGATATGAAACGGAGCGCATAATGACTCAAGAAGAACTGTTTGATTTGAGCGAAGAGGCAGGGTTTAATGCACTAGAGATTATCTCTGCCGAACCAGAGCTGATGAAGTTAGCCGAGCTCATTGAGGGCAGAGCCATTACGCGTTTGCTGTCAGCGCCTGAAGGTTATGTTATGTATACCCCATGTAGGTTACACTAGGGTACCTTAAGCGCTTAGGTTTAGCATTTTTCGCGGACAATAATATGAACAAACCAACTCGTAACGATTCTGGAGCCGTGAAGTTTACGCTGTCAAAAGCAGCTAAAGCTTTAGGCACAAAGGGCGGGCATGTATCCTCCCCTGCCAAAACTCAAGCTGTACAAAAGAATGGTGCCTTGGGCGGACGCCCTACCAAAGCAAAATAGTCCTCTTAGGGGCAAAAGCGGATGCTATCAGCCGATTTAGTTCGCGCTTTAATGATAGACGCAGCGAGTAGCCCCACTTTTTTGTGTAATTTGTTACACATTGTCAGATTGCAGCGTGGTTTTTATACCACATGTCGTATAAATACCACACTTTGACCTAAAATCAATGACTTAGCGCGCATTCTTCAAGTTTTACATTAACTTTACGCAAGCGCGCAAGCCGCCGCGCCCCGTTTTATAAGGGTTTATAGGGCGCGCCCCTGATACCATAAGGCGCGGGCGCGTATATCGCGCCGGTATATATCCGAATTTTTAAAGGGCGCAAGGGATCGCGCAAGGCGCGCGGCTTGCGAATAGAGCACGGGGCGCCATTCTCGCCAATAACCCGCGCGCCTGATAACGCGCCCGATATTCGCGACAATAGCCCGCCGGATAGCCGCTAGCGTATAGCTAGGGGCTAGGGGCTAATAATAGATAGCCGCCTTATGGCGGCGCTTTTTAATCAGTATCTTTCAAAGGTGCATAGATCATATTGCCCAAAATAAAACCACCGGGCGGGGTTTTCGGCTAGCGCTGCCGTCCTATTTGATCGCTTAATATAGCGGGTGCCGTTACAGTAAAACGCGCCGCCCTTGCATAGGTTTTTAAAAATGTAGTATTTGCTCATTTTGTTTAATCCTCTATTGCCGGTCAAAATTAACCGCCAAAAAACCCCGCGCAAGGCGGGGCGTTTTAACTGGTAATTTATTATGGGGTTAAATGGTTTTGGCTTAAAAATTGGCTTACATATTCGGCGGTAGATTGCCCCCTATAACTAGGAAAACCGCGCCCGCTAATATTGTTCCAGCGCCTTTTATAACTACTCATTAACTTTTTAATTTCCTTGCTTTCTACCATTCCTTGATCCGCTACTAATTCGCTTAATGTTTTCATTTTGTTTAATCCTCTATAAAAGTAAAATCCACAATATCCCCGCAAGCGATCCACAATAGGCGCTCTAGGTTATCGGCATGGTTTGATAATTCGGCATAGCTCCAGCCGCCATACTCTTGCAAGGCGTCGGCTACTAGCTTAGGGCTAAAAGCTAATAGCTGGCGGCTAATAGCCGGATCGCGGCTCAATTCGAAAATGTCATTATCACAAGCGCCCGAATGATAGCCGCGCCGCGCTTGCTCCAGTGTTAATTGCAGCTCTAGCCGCCCGCTTGAATCTGTCCAAAATTCCATTTTTAACCCCTTTTAAATTTTTGCCTCTTGTTTTAATAATTCGCTTAATTGCTGCCTTAAAAATATAACAGTGTCCCATTCGGCGTTATCGCGCCCCCGTGCTCTTTCTTGATTTGTTAATTTATCCTGATACCAATAGAGCGCCCGCGTGATTGCTAAAAATTCCTCTGAATCTAGGCTAATAGAAAATCTATTAGTGTCTATATCGTTTTTTAAGTTAATCATTTTCACCTCCCAATTAAAGTTACATCGGCGCTATCGTGATCCCATTCGGCGTGATCCTCTGATTCCCAATAGGGCTGGACGTCCCCGTTATATTCAATTTTTCCGGCTCGCATAGCTAATTCGAATAATGGCGGCTCGTTTAATATTTCCGTTAATTGGCGCTCGCTTTCGGCGTCTATTACTAAGCCGACGCGCTGCCATACTGTTATTTTTTCGTCCGTATAAATTCTAAATTTAGGCATTTTCCTAAAGCCCCCTTGCATTGTCTAAAATGTCATACTCATGTTTTAATTCTGATTCGCTCATATTTGCTAAACCCTTAAACCCAAATAAAATAAGATCATGTAAAGTGTTATCGTTATAGGCGCTATCGTTATAACAATTATCCAGTGTCATGTTTAATACATCTTTTATAAGATTTTCCCGCGTTAATTTTTCTAAATTAGGCATTTTCCAAAACCCCCCTTATTGAATTGATATCGGCGCATAATTGCCCTAAGTTATAAATAGAGCCGAAAACAATCCCGCCGCCATATTG